CTTTGGGGAGTAAGTTGCCCATAGCTGATCACGTTCATTGTTATCAGCACTAGAAATACGACCAATGACTTCATCTCTGTCTTTTTTTATGTTAATGATTAGGTGTGCATTTGCAAGTATCTTGTATTTGTTGATACTATCGTGATAAGCTAGACTATCTACAATGTGCATTGTTTGTATTGAGTCAATCTTGAGCTCATACAAATCTGATATTACTTTCAGTCTAGCATCTGCCTTAGCTTTGGCCTCTCTACTAGCTTGTAACTGTGAGAATAGGCCTATTGCAATTGCAAGTAACATTGCAGATGCTACAAATACCACTCCTTGCCAAGAAACTACTTTATCCTTCTGGTTCATTTGTTTTTGATTTTCCAAAGACTTTTGTTATGTTTTCTACAGTAGTAAATCCCATTCCTGCTCCTGCTAAAATTAGCAATCCGTCGTAAATAAACTCAGGGCATACGTAGACTGTAAATGTAGACACATATGCAATGATTATGCAAGTTAAAAGAGCTAGGGCTGACCCAACTCTTTTATAACTTGCATCTCCTTCAGCAGAAAATATGGATCTTACCCACTTTTTCATTAGAATTCTCTAAGTAAAGTGTAAGTAAATGCCTTTCTACCCGATGTTTTACAAGAGCTAATCAATGTTTTGAACTGTTCGGGATCGTTTAACACTTGACAACCTGCTGACCACTTGTCAATGATTGAACTAATAGCTGATGGGTTAGCACGGTGTATGTTAATACCAAACATTCCTGTATCTTCAGTCTTTGTTTCTTCTGCTATGTCATTTTTGTTGTTATCACGGTAAACAATGATAGGTTTAGCTTGTACTAATGCCTCGTACTTACCTTGATGTAACCCTAATTTCCAACTGTCGACGTATTGTCCTGGCTTGAGGACTGCAGTTCCCTTTGGATTCATCAAATTCTTTAGCCAGTGAGTCCCAGGATTAGTAGTTCCTGAGTATACGTACATTATTGGGCCTTTAATCAAGTAGAAGTAATCATCAAACTTGTTTTTTTCGTTAGCTTTTGAACGAGTTCCAATTATATGGAAGGCTGGCCATTCGTATCCAAGCTCTTTGAACTTGTTTTCTAACTCTACGTAACTGTATTTTTTCATAATTTATAATTTACCAAAATATCAAAGTTCTCCACATTTCTGTTCCATTATGTCTTGCTACATAAAGATATTTAAGACCATCTTCAGTTTTAATTATCTCCATTCTATTTCCTAAAATTGGTGTAGACATGCCATAAGGCACAGTTCCAGAATTAACCATTTCCCGTTTAACTATATCAAAATAGAATATACGTCCTGTGGCATCTTTCTGAACATAAACTCTATCTGCACCATCATATGCCCACATAGAACCTGTAGTAAATGTTTCACCTTGACCAGAGTTTGGATAGAAGTATTCATAAATACCTGTAGTAATATCAAACCTCATAACTCCTGCACTTGTACCACCAAATGCTGAGAACATATATCTATGGTTTCCATTACCCCAAGTCCATTTTAAAATCATTCCAGCACCTTTAGCTGCAGGTCCATAAATAACATAGTTAGTTGTAGTATCTGGAGAAAGACCTATTCCTATTGTTATACTTGTTGCTGTTGATGCTGAAATTGTTAGTTCATTTGTTACTCCTAAACCTCCAATAACCCTAGCTCTTTTATTGACCCATTGACTAGTAGCCCAGTTTTTAGTAGAGTCTACTAAAATATTTGTAGATCCCGAAGTAGCTGTCCCAAATGTATCCATTATCTCATAACGAGTAGTAGTATCTGGAGTAAATGCCGCTGCTGAAAATGTTAAAGTATTATTGTTATTGGCAGTAATAGTTAACTCACTTCCAAGTCCTGTACCTGCTGTAATCCTTACAACGTGATTTACCCAAACACCTCTGATCCAGTTCTTAGTTGTATCTACAATAGATGTTGTAGTACCGCTAGTAGGATAACCGTAAGCTAATTGATTATCTGCCCAGAATCTATTATCTCTCCCATAAGATGCAGGGTCAATAATAATGTAACGAGTTGTTCCGCTAGTTGGGGTAAGTGCTGTATATGCAGGAACAGTAATAGTAGTGGCAGTATTAGAAGTAATTCTTCTTATCTGTTGGTTAGGGGTAAGGCTACCTCCTTGTAAAATCATTAAAAACTTTCCTGTATGTTCATTAACATCCCAGTTTTTTGTAGGGTCTACAATAAGAGATGTACCGTTAGAAGAAGTAGCAGTAGCAGATGCTGTTGCTGTACTTGCTACTGTTAATGTAAGGTTGGTATCAGCACTTAAAACCGTGTAAGTTCCATTCCACCCTGCTACGGAGGATCCTGCAATAGTAACCGTATCTCCTGTTTTAAGGAAATGATTTATACCAGTTGAAACTAACCCTGTTCTTCCAATAGCAGTTACGTTAATTGTACATGCTGATCCAGATCCCGAAATTGTAGTTGTGGCAGTACCTGTAGATGTAGCATAACCTGATCCATTGTTTTTAAATGAAACAGATGTAACCCCACCAGCTGTTGTACAACCCGTTACATATAGACGGCAGTTTACTCCACCTCCTGATATTTGAATAACATCCCCAACTGCATATCCTGACCCTGCGGCATTTACTACTACAGTAAGAACAGAACCTGTTCCGTTATCTACTGCTGTAGAAATACCTAACGGCAATTCCCCAACTTTAGTTACAGAAGCATTTGTAGCAACTCCATGGTCAAAGTGAGGCCCTGTACACCATTGGTCTGCTTCTACATCATAAGCAAGATGTATAGATTGCCCATTTCCAGCAAAGTGGATAAGGTCTGTGTCTGGCCAAATCTCATAAGTAGTAGTAGCGTCAGGAGTAGTATCCCACTTAGTATCTACTTCAAATGTAGTAGCACGATTAGATACAATTCTTCTTCTTTGCCCAGCTCCTGTACCACCTGTAGTTCTAATTTGATAGTTACGATATATGTCAGTACTAAGAGTTAATGTAGAATCCGTTAATGTTCTAGTAGTTCCAGCTGTTGCTGTGCTAGATATATAAGCTGCTTCAACTTCATCTAAAGGAGTAATAGAAACTTCAACTGCTAAAGTTGCTGAGATAAGGTTTTGAGGAGTAGTCTTTTGATACCAAACATCTGTAAGTATATCATACATCTGCCATGTAAAAAATGAAGTACCTGCTGTTCCAGACATCAACCAGATAACTCCAGACTGAATCATAAATCTACTATCTGTTGTTGGAGCAATAGTAAATGGACTACTTACAGTAACTGTTTGTGTACATATTTTATATGTTGAAAATGTAGCTCCTGTAAATGGTGCAGTAAAACTTTGATTATCCCAAGGATCGTACTGAGCTAAGTTTGTATCAAAGAAGTACAATGTAGTAGCATCATTATAAACAATAGTTCTTTGAGTTGTAGCATTAGTTCCAAATATAATACGGCAGGTATAACCAACCCATTGGTTTATTTGCCATCTTTTTGTAGTATCTGCTAGTGTCGTACCACTACCTGTTGTTTGAACTCCTGACTCTAAAGTTATTACATCGCTAGCAGCACTTATAGTTCTAGTTTGCTCTGCACCAGGTCCGTAGGTAATTCTTATTTTCTGACCAATTAGTTTAGCTGGTGCAGCAAGTCCTGGAATAGTTATAGTGCTTGAGCCTCCTGACAATACTTTACCCCTATTTCCTTGAGATTTAGAATAAGCCATTGATGCAACACCACTTGTTGCAAAATAACTAGGAGCAGCTAAAGAAACCCATGTATCACTCCAAGTATCATACCTTTGAAATACTCCAGGGTTTTGATAATAAATGTATCTATCTGATCCATCAATAGCCGTAGCAAAACTTGAGGCATTTGCGTTAAATGATGTAAGTGCAAATCTAGACCACTCCCATACTGGTTGATCTACTTGCTTTTTAAGATTATTAGTAATTGCCATATTAAGTTAATTTTGCTCTTATTCCTGTAGCATAAGCTATTCTAGCAGTGTCTATAATTTGAAATCTTGGATCTACTCCTCCATAAGCCGCTATATTTGATACAGTTGCTATATTAATGGTAGGCATAATTTCTACAGCAACCCTCTGTCTTTGGTTAGCATCTTGTGTAGCAAGAGGTTCAAGAAGCCTAGATATTCTTCTAAGTAATATTACAGACTCATCCGAGGCCGCATTTGTATTAGCATCTTCATAAAATATTTGAAGATCATCTGTAGCCGACATCCCTGTTGTTACAACTGATGGGTTTAATGTTACTACGTTCCCTGCAATTGTTACGACTTGTGTAGCTTTTGCAAAGTTATAAATTATTGCTCCAACCGTTACATTCGTAATCAATAACAATGATGCATGGTTAAGAGTTGTGTACTCGTTAAACGTAACAGTTTTTGCTACTGGGTCGAATGTGTAACTGTCTACAAGTAATTTCATAAGTGCAAATATATTACAAAGCTACGGCATATGCTATCATAAGTGAATCATCTACTTCTACAACAGTCTTACCATCCTTTCTTGTGGAGATCAGAATGCCGGTACCCCCAGTGAGGACTGATGTTAGATTTTTAAACCTAAATGATTTTACTTTACCAAGGGTTCCGTTCTGATCTATCACTTCTGCATAAGCTGTAAGGACTTGATTGTTTTCAATTTTCCCAATTGCTCTTGTAGTTCCTGCCATTATACCACCAGTCTCATCGATATCAATAAGTTGTCTAAGAGAGATATCAACTTTCTTAGTTGGCTTAGATTCTTCTATGATGGTAAGAGTATCCATTATCGGATTTTGTTCACTTCTAAAGTAACACCTGCAATTGCTGGGTATGGGGCTGAAGCAACAGATGATCTAAGTTGCATATCTGTTGAGTTAGCAGCATACAATAATCCAACTCTACTATTATCAGCAGCTATTACTACATGAGAGTGAAGAGTAAGAACCCCAATTTGATTTGTAATTGCCATTGATATTGTATTGGCAGTGTAATCTTGGTTAGTTCCATTTATAGCTAGCCATGCAGTTAAAGATCCTTCAGCACTAGTATTGTTTTTAAACACTTGAATTGTAAAGTCAAAGCTGTAAGTTCCTGCTTTTACAAGTAGAATAGTATTTGAAACATATCCCATTCCTTCTGAATAAGCAGTAGTCGGGGTTGGGACCGGATAAGCAGTGTTAATTGCCGCAGTAGTAATAGTAGTAGAATTGTAGAAAGACCCAGCACAGTTCAGCTCGGAAACAATTTCATTCATTTGACGAATAGATGCTGGAGCTCTTTCGATAGATCCTAAAGGAAGATTATCTACAGAGTAATTTTGAGGGGTTATAAGAGTAGCCATTTAAGTTTTATTTTTAGTTAAGTTTAGTTCTAGCTTGTATATACAAATGTGACTTCTCTTGCTCAGCAGCCATTACAGCCATTATCCCTCGTAGCTCTTCATAGGTAAATTGTATAACTAAGTCATCTTCAGCATTTAAGACTTGGATAACATTTTCATCAATATACACTACAGCTTGCTCAGCCTCCTCTTCTAATTTACTAAAAGGAGGTTGATAAATTCCAGTCTTTAGATAAGTTGGCATTTGTAGTAATTTGAATCAAAGATAATCAAATTCTTAGACATAGTTATCCCCTTGGTGATTTTTGTGTTTAAAATTGACCTTCAGATTACTGCCGTCTTTAGCCTTTGGAGGAACATTTCTGTCAGCCTATAGTTTTAACCCTCCCCAGTATCCTATATCAATTCAATTTTTGCAACTATTGGGGACAACTTTCTTCAGCTATGTTACTGAAAATAGAACCCAACTTCTGACCCCTTACTTTGGTTACCTCAGGGGTGATCGTTTAAGCTTACGGTTGCAGATGCAAATATAATAATTTTGTTACCCCTGTCCTACTGAAACTTTCCGATACAATTTGGAAGTTTTCAACTTAGACGTCTTTTTCTTACTGTGAATTCCAGGACGTTGTTTCTTTGGTTTCGGATTAAAGCTAGTAGTATTTGTTTGCTTAGCCATTGCTCTTAGTGCTTTTCTAATGTTACTCTAAATGATGTACCGTACAAGTATACACTAAAGTATACCTCCCACCAAAGTTTGGTTTCTGGTTGTACGAATTTGAAATCAACCCCAATTCTTTTTGTGAGGTTCATCTTTCTCTTTGTTGTTCTTAGTTTCATCTTTGTTTTATTTAGTTAGCTGCCACAGTATAGACAATCTTCATTATCATCATCATAGAATCCATTTACGATCTTTTGACACTCTTCATTTATTTGAGCATCATCCCAATCGGGGTTCTTCATCTTAACCTGGACTCTTAGAAATTGGTATTGTTCTAGACTGTGCATGTTGGCAAATATACATAGAAAATTGTTACCACACTATAGTAAGTAATGTCCGTTATAACTCCTAATATTAGTTGGTTTTATACCCTGTATGATACTTTAATGTGGTTTTTGCATATTGCAATACCTTGACGGGTACGAATTAGATTTGCCAAACTCCGTAACAAAACATGGCCAAACTCGGAAGTTTACCGAATTGCTGTGTATGATTTAACATGCATTAACATATAGAATTAACGATTTGCCTAATACAATATGCAAGAGCATATAAGATGGTTAGCGACTGTAACCAACTGAAAATTTTTTTTGTGGGGAAAAATTTTTTGAGAGTGAGGCCCTACAGAATCAAAGACCCCACTAAGCATCGACGGGTCAAGGTGGCCCTGTGGATAACCTAATATTTCATTGCCATGAAAGCAAAATTGATTTACGTGTCCAACTTAGGACAAGACAAGAACGGTGTAGATATGATGTGGGGTAGAACCTCTGAGTACATCGACTCAGCTGGTGTGTTCCATGCAGGTGCATTGGTAACGTGCTACAACTCAGACTTGTGGGACCGTTTCGTGGTGGGACTGGAGGTGCAGCTATAGGCTGCCCTTCGGGGATGATCGGAGAGCCTGATAGTAATCACGAGATCTTTGGGTCCTATGGTAGATTTGATTGACTAAACAATAAGTAGAATTGGGAGGCTTGTTCCCCTATTGTTAATCAATGAAGCTAATACTACATAAATGGGAATTTAGGTGTAGTACCAAAGATTAAGTGATTGCCCACCAGGGTCTTCACCATCATTATCAAGGTCATTAACTAATACCTACAAATTAGTCTATCAAATTATATAACACATTGTTATGAAATACTTTCTATTGACTATCATTATCATTGCTATGCTTGACAGCTTTGCATTGTTGTATTTTACTGTGGTATTACTCAATCCATCAGTGTATGTAATTACATTCGTATCGTTTGTTTCTGCATTCACAGTATGGTTACTAATATTCCACATCAAAGAATTAAGATCAAAAGTTTAATCATTAGCCAACAGCATTGAGGTCTGATTTATCTATATAAGTCTTTCGACCGATATGTTGTTGGTTTGTATTAATGCATCACAACTTACTTCACAAGGGTAAGCAGTTGTAATAACCTTATAGTCTAATACTATATCGTCGAACGGACAACTGAATGCAGAGTGGTACATAATCAAATCATTAACTAACATTTATTAACCATGAATCTAAACGAATTTATAGTAAAGTATCCAAGTGTGGATATAGATGACCTAATGAGTACAATCTTGTACACATCTAAAGTTATTAAAGAAGTCGAGGAAGCTCGTCAAGAAATTAATGACAGAGATGCATTAGAAGATCTACGTCGTAAAATGGATAGCAGTCCTGATGATGATTATCCATATGATAATGATTATCAGCCTACTAAACTACACGAAGTAGTTATTAAAGTTACAATAGAAAGGACGTGATATTCGTCGTATACCTAGGCATGTAGACAAACTGCCTTATATATTTGTAATCAATTAACCTATAAATAATCATGAAAAAATCAACAGCGTATGTGTTGCTTTACTTTGCAACAATCTTATCGATAGCTATGCTATCATCATGTAATGCACACTCTATTGCAACACGTAGTGGTGGCAAAAACCCTTGCTATTACGATGACAAGGGAACTATCAAGCCTTATAACTCTGAATACAGAGTTACAGAACGTTACAATTTTGCTAATCCATTAAAACAAGATTAATCATGAGAAAGCAATTCAAACAACTATTTCGTGGATTAGCAGAATTAGCTGCTGTATTCACAGCTGTATTTGTAGCACCAGCATTACTTGCTGCGTTAGTTAATTTCGACATTAGTGTGTACTTCTTGTGCATACATAATGCTACTTACTGTGTATTGCTTAGCATGATTGGTATCATTGTGTCTATCTTTTACACATCAATGCATCAATGAGAAAGCTTAAACACCACATTCAAATCCATTGGTATTGGGAGGAACGAGTATTTGTATTCGTTCCAACCATTGCCTTTGGGGAATGTTTACCAGAATATGAGGACTCATATTGGCTGGCGTTCATGTTTGGTCCTATGAGAATGGGATTCAAACGAGTTGCTAATAATATAACACAAGAATAATTATGGCAGAATTTTCAGTAAACAAACTTGATAATGATATCACTGAACTCATAGTAAAATTTGAGGACAGAAGTAAAGAACCTTTGCTATCAAAAGATATTGTTAGTGTTCCTCATTTTGTTAGAGATGCAGAAGGTAGATTGCTAGAAAGAATTACAAAAATAGGAGAAGGAGTAAACATTGCTCCTTGGACATTTTCATTTAAGTATAAATTATGCATAAAGTCGTAAGGTATTATGCACACAGTGATGAACAACGTGACATCATTGATAAAGAAGATGTAATTACCATTGATGGTAAAAAGTATCTTAGAGGTGATGTACAACTCATCGAAAGACCTCTCATTAGAGTAGAGTTCCACTTAATGGAACTATAACAAAATCACCTAAGCAAGTGTTGAAACTGCTTTCAAATTTGGATTTAATCATAAATCAACATATAAAAATCATGAGTAACACTCTAAACAGCGGTTCATTGGCAGGTTTGTCAATGAATAGCACCTTGTTAGTCCAAGCTAGGAAAGTGAATGGACAAAAATTGCAGTTGGAATTTGCTGAGGTTCTTCAAAAAGAGTCTACACAATCAGCTAATCCTCTGGCTTTATTTAATGCAGGTGATGACCGTTTTTCTCAAGGAGGAGCACGTCGTGCTTGGTTAACAGTAGAAGCGAAAGCTGCTACGACATTGTTAGGCATTGATTTGTCTGATAACAATGATGCTTGGACTATTGATGCAATGGGACGTGAAGTTCTTCCATTGAACATCCTTAATCCAGTAGCTATTGTTAATGGGGAAGAAATTCCATTGAAGGTAGAAGTTGCAGAGACTACTCAGCCTACTGAGTATCAGCTCAACAACATCGAAACCTCTGCTAAACGTAGAGGTAAAGATGGTGCTTATTGCACACATCAAGGTCTGTATATCTTTGCTAATACACGTATGGCTTTCCACAAAGCTAATCACGTATTCTTAGCAATGGATGCAGTAGAATCAAAGACTACAGGTATACCAGCTGGTATCTCTGCAGCAACAGGAGAAATCTTTAACTAATTTTTCGATTTGTTAGTATAAAAGGTCGCTGTTAAACAAAAGTGTCTAGGGGAGAAATCTCCTAGGCATTTTAATGTACCATTCTTAGTTCCCAAGGCTAAGCAATTACAAAATAGAGACAGCGTTATAAAGACTATGTTTGAAATGCATATAAACAACATAGTTTAGCCGAGTTTTGTGATTGAGTACAGAGGGTTAGGTTAATGATTAGGCAAGTAGTACCATAGGAGAGTTGGCAATGCTCTCTTATGGCTACTGACTTGTTTTTTTATAGCAAAGATTTAATTACTAATAAACACAATTTAAAACCAAACAATTATGAAGAAAATCGTTTTTGCATTTATGTTGCTTGCTAATGTAGCAATTGCACAACCATCAGTATTCCATGGTGTTTCTCTAAGTATTGCTCATTTAAATGAGGATGTTAAAGGAGAATACATATGGAGTGATATGAGAGAGATTGATTTCCCTGTAATCATGCACAAAGACACTCTTATTATGAAGTCTCCTTATCAAACTAAAAGATTTGTCAATAGCAAATACAGAAGAATTGATAGCGAAACTGAAGAGTGGCAATCAACTGATGAAGATGGTGAGAAATGCTGGGTGTACTTAATGGATTACGATGATGCTACTTACGTAAGAGTGGAGTATGCAGATCGTGCATATTATGTAGAAATTCAGTTGTATGATTGATAGAAAAGCATTCAGGTAGAAATACCTGATGCTTGTAGTATTATGTTGACAGATAATAATCACGAAGGTAAAAACTAATCAGCTATGGGTTATATGAAGTGGGTAAAAGGCCTGATGGATACAGGTCGTCATTCAATTCTTCGTCAGAAATACGATGAAGCTATTGAATGTAAGTTTGAAAGAATAGAGTTTGACAATTCTAATCTTGATGTTAAATTTGTGGCTAATGTTCTTGACTTTATTGACAAGAATGACGATGCACATACAGCAACAAGAAATGATAAACTCTGATTCTATCTATGTAGTTAATGGTAAAGATACTCTCTTTGATTCACCACTACAATCATGTACAATGCAAGACTGTGTTAATCACCTACAATCAATTGATTTGATTGCAGCTGACACCGAGACCGAAGGTCTTGACTTCACAGGTAAGAAGTTGTTAATGATTCAAGTTGGTGACAAAGACAAGCAGTTTGTCATTGATTACAGAGTAACTAGTAAGCAAGACATAGCATTGTTGAAATCTGTTTTAGAAGATGATTCTAAAATTAAGATACTTCATAATGCTAAGTTTGACTACAAGTTCCTCAAGTTCTATTGTAATATCAGCTTAAACAATGTGTATGACACAATGTTAACTGAGAAGGTATTACACTGTGGTAAAGATGATTTTGGTTTTGGTCTTGGCAAGCTTACACAACGGTATCTAAACGTCACTCTAAGTAAAGATGTACGTAACAGATTCATAGACCTTGGTAGCAATCCATTCACTGTTGATCAAATGGTGTATGGTGCTAAAGATGTAGAATATCTAATCGATATTTACCACAAACAACAGCCTGATATTGATCTCAAACGATTACGTAGTGTAGTCAACTTAGAGAATCAAGCTGTTGTAGTTTTCTCTGAGATAGAGTATGAGGGATTAATCCTTGATACTGATGCTTGGCAAAAACTTGCTGTCAGAAACAAAGCAATGTCTATTCAGCTTGAAAAAGAGCTAGATAAGTCGTTGCTTGCTGATGAGAGGTTTAGTAGTTACAAAGCACACAAACAGTTGGATATGTTTACTGATGTAGAAGATTTGAAAGAGTCTACAGTTAAGTGGTCGTCCCCAACTCAAGTGGTTAAGATTTTCAGAACGTTAGTACCTGAGCTTGAGAATGCTAATGGTAAGAAGCTTGCACCTTATAGGTATAAACACACTCTTATCGATGAGTATATCAAGTACAAGGAGAAGGATAAGTTATCATCTGCATTTGGAGATAACTTCTATACATTCCTTAGTGCTGACAAGAAAGTTAGAACGAATTTCACACAAATCCTGGACACAGGTCGTGTTAGTAGTTCTGGGCCCAACATGCAACAAATACCTGCTACTAACGAGTACAGAAATTGCTTTGTGGCCCCTGAAGGTTATGTGTTTGTATCTAGTGACTACTCATCACAAGAACTAAATGTAATAGCATATGGTTCTCAAGACCCTGTGTTTCTAAAAGCTCTCGAAAATAATGAAGACTTGCACTCGGTATGTGCAGAGTTAGTATTCGGAGAAGTATGGAAGAATGCAGCAGAAGAGGATTGTGCTTATTACAAAACGAAAGAGAAGTGTGACTGTAAAGCTCACAAGAAATTAAGAACTCAAGTTAAGACAATCAATTTCGGATTGGCTTACGGCATGGGGCCTAAGAAGTTATCTGAAACAATCAATTGCTCTACAAAAGAAGCAAAGGAGTTGATTACGAAGTACTTCAAAGCTTTCCCTAAAATTGAGGCATTCTTAAATGGTCTTGGTGAATTTGGGAAGAAACACGGTTACATTGAAACTTTCCCTCCATTCAAGAGAAAGAGGTGGTTTAACAGTTGGACTCCAAAGATGTACAGTGATAAAGATAGCTTTATGGAACTGGGATCAATTGAGAGAGCATCTAAGAACACACCGATTCAAGGCAGTTCAGCTGATATGACTAAGCTTGCATTAGTTCTCATCTATAGGTATATCAAAAAGTACAACTTACCTGTTAAGATAATCATGACCGTTCATGATCAGATTGACACAGTTTGCCCAAGAGAATATGCTGAAGAATGGAAACAAAGAATGACTGAGCTTATGGAACAAGCAGCTAACATTGTTATCAAGAATGGATTATTAAAAGCAGAAACATCAATCACTAACGTATGGAGCAAGTAGAAAAAGAAAAAATTCAAGTACTAACATTATTAATGTGGTTACAAACTGCTGTTTATGCTGCAGATGAATGTCAAGAGATTAAATGGTTTAATACTAAACGTAGTAAACAACTATTGAAAGCAACTGTTGACATCATTCTGAAAGAACATGGTAAAGTCTTTATGAGTTTATGGGATACTGACGGGGTTCAAATGCCTGAGGTTACCAAAGCAATAGAAGAATTTACTAAACTCTTAGCTACTACTGATTATTATAAAATGCCTGAGGTATCAGCTCTTATCAGAGCTTATCAAGCAGGAGAATTTGAAGACACTTTTAATCCTATAAGAAATGAACAGTAATTTACCAGCAGGGGCAGAGAGTGCTCCTAATAGACCATGGGAAACTGCAGATACACTTTGTCCTAGCTGTGATACTGAAGCCATTGGAGAAATGGTTGATCAGTATTTAGCAGCAAACCTCGATTGTGGAGATTGGGATGAAGCTTATGAAGAATTAGATAACATGGGATCTTTTGCAGATTGTAGATATTGTTACTTTGAACAATTGGCTGACGAAGATGAAGACTAAAAGATTAACTGATGATGACATCATCAAAGAACTAATAGATGCTATGTTTGCAATAGCTGGTCATGATGTAACCTTTGAGGACATCAAGGGTCGTAAAGATCAATGGTACTATCAGTGGACTATGACTGCTGAACAAGAGAAAAAGTGGATGGAACATATGGTAAAGTATTTCCGTAAACACCGTAGTCTTACTATCAGACATGCTCAAACTGCAGCATCTATGTTCAACCTAATGTGGGGCCTCAAAGTGGAACAGGCTAAAGTTCCCGATATCGATAACATAAATTAACGTGAAAAAGTTATTCATTCTTATACTCGTGTTTGCTTCATGTAAGCAGGCACCAGTAAACATTACAGTTCATTGTCCAGAAAAAGACACGACGAAACTGTTTGACTTAGAAACTGTAGGTACTACAACAGACCCAACAGAAGAAGAACTTAATCAATTAAATAATTAAACAAAAATGGTTATAGCAATCACAGTTTTATCATTACTATTGGCCTGTATGGCAGTAGTATTTGCTTTTGGGTTAAAAATAATTAGAAGAATGTCAGATGAAATCAAGTATCAAGAAGATATTATTGATGCTAAGAACGATGCTTTGACATACTATGTAGATGCTTATCAAGAGAAGCTTGATGAATTATTAAAGTTCAAAATCTCTGCAGCCACAAAGAAACCTGGCCGTCCTAAAGGTTCTAAGAACAAGGTTCAGAGACCTAAGTTTGATAAGGTTAAGTTCGAAGAAAAATACGGGAAATAATGCCGGACATATCTATGTGTAAGGGGGTTAATTGCCCCCTTTCCTTTAACTGTTACAGGTTTACAGCTAAAGCAGATCCTTATCGACAGTCTTACATGACTGAGACTCCATGGGATGAAGAGAAAAAAGAATGTGAATATTATTTACCAAACGAAAAAATTAAAGTTAATTCAAATGACAAATGATCAAGAAAAAGGACAAAGTAAAACAGATTTACTCAACAAGAAGGAAGAGCCAAATCTTAGCTATGATAGAAGCTTCACGGGATTCCTCGATAAGCTTTACGAAGTCACGAGACCCACAGGACATAGCAGAGATGATGCTGAAGATAGTGGAACATCTGTTTGCGATTCCGAGAGCTGAATTCTTAACTAACAGTAGAGTTAGAGATCATGTAGTTAGACGTTGTTTAGTTGCTAATCTTATTCTTACTTATACAGATCTTAGAGATGTAGCTATTGGTAAGATTATCACTCGTGATAGAACTTCTGCTTTGCATATGTTTAGACTGCACGATGACTTAATGATTGTAGACAAAACTTACAAGGATTGGTTTGAGAGAGCTTCTAGTTTGTATGCAAGAGCTAATTTTATTCCTCACATTGATGATGTCACAATAGATAGCATCATAGAGAAAATAATCAAGCTTAACGAAGAGGTAGAGACTCTCAATGGAATGCTAGGTAACCTATTAGTTAACGTAAAATCTAAAGACAATGTCACAAGTACAGAGCAAACTCTTACTGATTAAAGATCAGGAGCAGAAGAAAGCATTGAATGCTTGGAAAGATGAAGGCTACATAGGTACTGTTATAGCTGGTACAGGATTCGGAAAGAGTCGTGTTGGTGTTATTGCCTGTGGAGCTATGATTCGTAAACATGGAGGTAGAGGCTTGGTCTTAGTCCCTACTAATCAATTGCAAGACCAGTTTGAAGAAGAGTTCAAGAAGTGGGGTTATGAAGATGTGTTAGAGAGTATAGACATTCTTTGTTATGCATCGGCTCATAAACTACGAGATAAGATGTACACTGTTACAATAGCAGATGAGGTGCATCTTGGCTTGTCCCCAATCTATCGAGAGATCTTTCTTCAAAATAACCACAAAAGACTTCTTTGTATGACTGCTACTGCCCCAGAGGAGGAGGAGTACAAAGATTTACTTGATGATATAGCCCCAACGGTTTATACCATTACCCTAGATGAATGTGTAGAGAAAGGATTAGTGGCCCCTTACACTATTCACTGTGTCCCCGTTCCATTGTTAGATTCAGAGAGAGATGCTTACAAAGCTGCAAACAATGCCTTTGTTCATTATAAGTATCATCTTGGGATGTACAATGCTTTCGAGGAAGCAGGTAGAATATTGAAGGACCCTAATGCAACCCCTGTACAGAAGAAGAATGCAACTTTGTTCTACAAAGCTATTCGAGATAGGAAGGAAGTAGTTCAGAAGGCTCATAACAAAATTCTTTATACTGCTATGATAGCTCAGACTAAAGCAGATAAGAAAATACTAACGTTTGCCGGAACTAATGAGTTCACCAATCAAATGTATACAGAGTTGAATGAGAATGGTTGCAATGCAGCTAGGTATCATTCAGCTCTTGGTAAGAAAGAGAAGGACAAAGCTCTCAAGGATTTCAGAGAAAATGAGGTACGAATACTGTGTTCTACAAAGGCATTGAATCAAGGATTCGATATACCTGATGCACAGCTCGGAATCATCTGTGGCCTTGATAGCAAAGCATTAGCCATGATTCAGAGAGTGGGTAGATTGTTACGACTTAGCCCAGATAAAACTGGTGAAGTAGTAATCTTATACGTAAAAGATTCTCAAGAGGAAAAGTGGTTAAGAAGTTCTATCGAAAGTTTATCAAATATAGTTTGGTGTTCGGATATTTCTTCTTATATTTGAATACGATTACTTATAGAAAGTATAAAAGAAACTTTTATGATCATTGAAATTGATACAGAAAAGCTTGTAAATCATGGGTTTACAGCTGATGAGTTTTTATTCTTATCTATGCTTAGTCGTGACCTTGATTCTAGTGACTTAAAGTTAATTATTGACCGTGAGAAATTGCAAACCAACGGTTGGATTAAGTTGGGAGAGGAGGACGAATGTACATTGAGAGAAAAATTTAACGACGAATTCTCAAGTACAGAAGATGTCATATGGCACGGCCTCCTTTCTCACTATCCACTCAAAGTAATTGCAAATGGAGCAGTCAGAATACTTAGAGCTAAAGATCCCAGCTCTAAGGCAAATGCAAAGGCAAAATCCCGTTATCTCAAATACATAGGAAAGGACAAGAAAAAGCACGAACACGTTATAGAGTGTCTGCAACGAGAGCTCCTATTACGTAAGAGAGGCAATAACTTAGGATTTATGCAGCAGCTAGAAACATGGATTAATAATCACACATGGGAGAAGTACAGTGATTTAAGTGATGGAGAATCAAAATCAACAACTGAGTCATCAGGCTCAGAAAGTAGAATCACAAGACAACTTTGACGATTCGTTAAAGGATTTTAGACACATCTCTCATTCAGTAGACAAATCAATAGAAGAAATTAAGCTTGCTCAAACAGGGCAACGAATTGTCTTCCCTACTGGATGGTCGAGATTGGATAAGAATCTTCTTGGAGGTTTGCAGAAAGGTAAGATGTACGTTATTGCCGGTCGTCCTGGTGTAGGTAAATCTGCATTTTCAAACCAATTAATCTTTGATGTATTAGATAAAAACAAAGACAAGAAAGTAATAGTACTGTACTGGACGTTCGAGATGCCTGACTATCAGCAGATCATGAGAGCTGCATCGAACAAGGCTCAACTCCAGTTTTCACAGTTATACAGTGTCGACCAAAAGTTATCTGACGATGGATTAAAGAAGTATGAAGATGCAGTAGACAGCTATAGGAAGTATCCTATTTTCTTCTGCTCTATTCCACAGAACATGGTGAAGATTAAAGAGATTAACAACAGAGTGTATCAAAAGCACCCTGAACACACAATCATTAATCTTTATGACCATTCGAGATTGATTCTAGGCTCAGAAGACACAGAGCTTCAGAAGCTGAATCAAGTATCGAAGACATGTATGTGGTTGCAAGCACGAATGGGTAGTATTTCTATCCTGTTGTCACAGCTAAACAGGAATATCGAGCAAGAGTATCGTGCCAAACAACAGTATCAACCACAACTTACAGACCTATTTGGTGGTGATTCTATTGGGCAAGATGCTCACGTAGTGATGATGCTACAAAGACCATTCGACCTTTACGGTATTACAGACAGCTATTGTGGAGAGGATCCTGAAGGGTTGTTAGCCTGTCATATCGAGAAGAATCGTGATGGTCAATTGGGTATGATTCCCTACGAAGCTAATTTGTCAACATTCAATTTGACAGAACGTGTTAAAAAGTAAATTAATAAATTGACTCAATGGAACTAATCAAGAGCATTTGTATAGACACACTGACGGCTATACAGAATGAAGATTTTATGAGAGATAAAAAGAAGCCTGGCCACGATCAATGGAAAGATTATGGTCAAGACATTTATACTTTCATGTCAGACATTCAGCAGTTAGGATTCGAGATCATCTTAATCTTAGGAGAGCCTGGTACAGGTAAGTCTTCAGGAATGAGAACTCTTGCCCCTAATACCAACATCTGGTATAATGCTGACAACAAGAATCCAGTGTGGGAGGGAGGCAAAGCTGAGTACGGCAAGAAAGCTGCACCTAGATCTCCGTATCACGTAATCCCAACAGATTATGCTGGTATAATTAACCACATCAAAGGGGGGATAAGCAAGGGCTTACTTGCCGATGAGAGATATGCATTTATCACTGGTCATACCGAAACTTATAAGGTTGGTAACGACACCAAAGAACGTCTTAAGATCTTAGGTAAGTTAGGTACTAAAATGCAGTTAGAGGGTAAGATGGAGACTGTTCTTTATTCACGAGTAGAAATGGTAGGAGGTAATCCTAAATACATTCTAGAGACTCAGAATAACGGCTTCAACACTGCTCGTAGCCCACAAAACCTTTTCGAAGGTAAAATTGACAATGATTATCAGATGATAATCGACAAACTTTCAAATTACTAATTTTAAAATCTTAAAAAAATGGCTATCGAAGCTAACATTCAACAAAATCCAATTGTTGCACAAAATGCAACAACTGAAGGTCCTATCGTATTGACGGTAACAGGAATTATCAACGACTTAAACGATGGTATCGATCGTGATGGTATTGCAACTAAGTATAACTTGACTAAAGCTGAAGTTACTGAGTTGTTCAAGCACCCTAAATTGGTAGGTCTTCGTGCTCGTAAGAAGATTGCTGTACGTTTTACATTGGTAGATGATACTATCATCAGTAAGTCTAATGCTAATGATTTAGATAACGTTGATCCTAATCAAATGGATCTAATGGAAGCTATCCAAGATCATCAAGCAGCAACTGAGGCTATCAGTAACTGAGAGTTCAGGCAGCAACAGGACATAGTTTATACAGCATATTTTCGTTAATTTAAATTCAAAATAAAATGGCAATTGAGTCAAACAATTCAGAAGAAGTAGTAGCAGGTGGTGGGTATCAGTTATACACTGGTATTGCAGCTGTGAGTGTAGTAGCGGTTAACCCTACTCAAGCAGAACTCCAAGAGATTGGAATTAATGCTAAGGAAGAGCCGAAGTACAGTGTGGAAATCAATGGAGAAGAGTACAACAAGATTGTATTTTATCTTCGTAACGAGGAGCCAAATATCACTGTAAGATTCGACATCTTAACCAAGCCTGAGCACCGTATGTCAAAGAACGGTAAGGCAATGTGGATTAACAACGTAGGTCAGATGACATGGAGTGAAGAAGCTCCTGCATATGAGTGGTGGAAGAACTCTGATACAAGCCGTAAAGCTTATGTTGGAGAGGACACACTTGTTAACTTCACTAAGGCATGGGCTAACGTAGCCAATGGTGGTAAGATTAGCTTCGATACTATCGATGCTATCATGAAGGGAGATGTTAAAGAGTTGAAGCAGTTAATCAAGGCATTAGCTGCTAACAAACTTCGTGTGTTGATTGGTGTTAAGGACGAGAAGTATCAGACAGTTTATAACCGTCACTTCGGCCGTCTTAAGCCGGCTAACGACAGCTTGTTTGTTAAGGCTCTTAACGAGGATTACGGTTCATTCAATGCTGAGTACACAAAGGATCTTAAGTTCGGGGTTTATTCTCCAACTATGATCGTAGCTGATGCTAAAGACGAAAGCCCATTCAAGGCTGACGACGATAGCAACGATGCTTGGATGTAATTAGTTTCTAACAAAAGAACAATAGGGGTCGATTATGACCCCTTTTGTTTTTAATTTAGCCTCCTTATGATTGAATCAAGAAGCAGTGATGCATACTTGCATAAGGATTCTATTTTGTGTAAGATATCTGAGTACGATATATTCAGGTATTATTGTCACAATTTTAAGAATTTTGGTGACAAGTTTTGCAGTGAGTTAAGAGAGGATAGATCCCCTACATGCTCGATTGTACCTTGGAAAGGTAAAGTTATTTACAAAGATTTCGGTAGTGGAGAAAGCCATGATTGTTTTTCTTACATACAAGCTAAATTTGGTTTAACATTCTCTGAAGCAATGAGAGTTATTGACACAGATTTCGGGCTTGGTTTACAAGCTGGAACTGTTATTAAAACTCAAATAGCTATTACATATGGTACTCAAGAAGTTATTGAAAGACGTCCAACTAAACTTGCAAAGAGGTCAAGAAGTTGGTCATTAGAAGATAAAGATTTCTGGGAAAAATTCCATATTAGTAAGAGTTTATTGATTAAATTTGGTGTCGAACCAATTGATTACTTTTGGATTAATGAAGCCCGTTACCGTTGCCACACTCCTAGTTATGTATATAACATTAATGGTCGTTACAAAGTCTATAGACCATTTGAAACAGAGGGTAAGTGGTATAGCAACACTTCTAAAGATGACATTCAAGGGTGGGAGCAACTAAAAGACAGTGGAGACATTGTATTTCTAGCCTCTTCTCTCAAGGATGTCATGTGCCTTAATGTATTGGGATATGAAGCTATTGCTCTACAGAGTGAGATGCAAATGCCTGATCGAAAGCTAATTAATGAGCTGCAAGAAAGATTCCAAGTTGTAGCTGTACTTTACGATAATGATTTTGAGAAGGAGACAAATCCAGGCCAGACAATGGCTAATAAAATTTGTGCAGAATTCAATCTAATTAATGTAATTTTACCAGCACATTACAAATCCAAAGACATTTCTGACCTGATGAAAGATCATGGAATAGAAATAGGTAAAAGGATTGTACAAATACAACTACCGTAAGCAATGGCAAAAAAGACTCAAAGAATTCGATCTAACACTGTTCAAAAAGCTAGACCTAAACCAGGAGCAAGAGTAAAAGGTAAAGGGAAGATTCAAGCTAAACCAAAAGAAGTAGATGGAATTAAGTTTAAATCTATGCTTGAGGTATTTTGTTACAGAAAGTTAAAAGAACTTGGAGTTGCTTTTACGTATGAGGAACATTCTTATCAATTGACTGAGGCTTTCTACTATCCTTGTCCAATCTTTGAAACCAAAGCTACGACTAAAGAATTTGCAGACAAGAGTAAGGATAAGATTAGAGGTATTTCATACACACCAGACTTTGTGAGTCACGATGCAGATGGTAAGCTGCTATGGGTAATAGAATGTAAAGGTTTTGCTAATGATAGGTTCCCAAACACTTGGAAAAACTTCAAAAAGCATTTAATGGACAATGATTCTGTCTGCCCATTATTCTTACCAAAAGATCAAAAACAAATTTTACAAGTAATTCAGCTCATTTCTGAGCTATAAATTAAGAAGTTATGAGTCTCACTATTAATGAAGACTCTGATTATCTTAAGCCACATACTTTTCAAAGAGGGGATTTAATTCTTATTTCTATTGGCAATGGGTTGCATTATGCTATTTATGATAGCATGAAGTCTGCAGGCAAGATCTACTATTATTTTCTAGGAGGTGCTTGGCATGAGCATCTTTATGAAAAAAATACTGCAAATGGAGATTCTTCATGGTTGTACAAGAAAATTAATGACCCTAAACAAGGGTCTGTTGATTTTACTAATACCCATGCAATTAAAAGAATTTTCCCTATCCCACAAGAGATGTGTACTAAGAAATTATTAGAGATTCAACACGATTACAAAAAAGCTAGAAACTTATTATGAGTATCAAACAAATTGACAATGAATTTGTCGGTTCAGACACTGGTGTTGCTAAACGAATTAATCGTGGTGCAGAGAAACTAGTGTTTGACATATTACAAGCCACTCAGTATTCTACCCCAATCCCTTCAACTGTCAGAGAGCTGGTAACAAATGCCTGCGATTCTCAACGAGAGAAGGAGATTGCCATAGAGATATTGACTGGCCAGAAAACCGTGGAGGATTATTACATTAGCCGAGAAGGTGAGCAATACGAAGACAGTAACTTCGATGCTAGTTATTATAACATAACTAACCTTGATCTAGTTAATAACCACGTTGACGTTTATTACAAGCACAATGCTGGAGTTGGATATTGTGACGAGTTCACAATTAAAGACTATGGTGTTGGTATCGGGGGTAGAAGATTAGAGGGTATCCTAGAACTAGGTTACTCAACTAAACGTAATACCTCAGAGAATTTTGGTGCCTTCGGTTTAGGTGCTAAGGTTGCATTATCTACCGGTGTAGACTTCTACACTATTGAAACCGTTTATAATGGGAAACGATTCAAAGCAAATTGCTTTAATTACAAGACTGATTTCTTAATTCCACGATTTAATCTTAGTACAGGCCAAGAGAATCCATACATCACATTTACTGATGGGACTAAAGTCTATTATGAGCCAGCTAACGAGTTAAACAGAACTGAGATTTCATTCAAAGTAAAGAAGCACAATGCAGATCGTTTCTTAGATGCAGTCAGTGAGCAATTAACTTATTTGAGCAATGTTAGATTTCATGTGATTGAAGAGAACGACTACAAACGTGAGATCGACTTCAAGCCTAGTGTTATCTACAACTCAAAGTATTTGATTATCACTGAGAGTAACTACTATGCACGTCCACACATTGTCATTGTTAAAGCAGAGGGTGCAACCACTGGTATTAACTATGGTCACGTGGATTTCCGAGAGTTGGAGATGGAGCAGTTATATGGGGCAGTTGGTCTGAAGTGTCCTATACGACAAGTGTACAAGAATGAACAGGGGGAAGAAGTAGTTATTCAAGATGGAGTCGATGTTACTCCGAGCCGTGAGAAAGTAATCTGGTCTGACCACACTAAACAGTTTGTTCAGAACTTGATTATTAAAGCAGGTGACGAGGCAACAGAGCTTGTGCAAGAGAAGCTGAACGAGACAGATTTCTTGAAATGGGTAGATGCATGTAAGAATGTAGTATTCTCAGGAAGAATTGCAGAAGATTATTCTACCAATGGTAAAGTGCTGCAGTCTATGAGTAGAATCATTGATACTAAATCTTTGAAGCCGGTATATCCAGTGAACAAACGAATCAAGTTTGAGCATATGGGGAAGGTATTCGAAGGGTTTAATGTCAAACTTCACACTTTAACTAATAAGCTTGAGAACGGAGAGTTTAAGATAGTTTCTAATACTACTGATGTTGATACTTGGGAAAAGTTTGACATTGCTAAGGTGTATTTCAGAAAAGAAGGATTTACCAGACTTAAAGATGCATATCTTATGAAGGAGAATGGTGGTTCTTTTATATCTATCAAGAAAAAATCCACTCAAGATTTAGAAGACAAGTGTGATGATCCTTCTACACGACCAGAGGACTTGGTACTGCTTGAAGCTCAGTTAGGGAAAATTAAGAAGAATCAATTAGAAGTTGAGAAATATTTATCAGAGTCAGAAAGCTATAGAGTTTATGATGATGTGATAGTTCCTGATGACTTTGAGGCTAGTCTTAAAGAGGAGGAAGATACCCTGGCTGCTACAGGTGGAGGTACACTTAAACTTACTCCTGCTGAACTTCGTGAGTTGAACAAGCAGATTGTAGGTTACACTGTTCGTGCTGCTACTGCAAGACATGCTAATGACTGGGATGATTCTGTGTGGGATAAGGTAGAGCCAAAGTTATCAGAACTTAGAGCAACTAAGACTGTGATTTATTACGGTACAGATGCAGATGCTGATAAACTTAAGTTAGCTGCTGAGATCTTGCATCATTTTGCCCCTAGGATTTGTGACATCTACCCTGGAGCTACTTACACTCCTCCTTATTCTAATGGTAGAAATGATCCTATGCATTTTTACATGTGTAATCCTACTAGATTTATGAATGGTAAGGGAGAGCTTAACGAATATTCTATGGGATTAGAAAGTCTTATTAAGAGAGAGTCTCAATGCCCACAGTTAATTAAGCTTAGTGAGACTAATGTAAAGCAAGTACAGAATGTAGAAAACATCAAGCATATTGACGAGTTCTTTTATGCTGTAGATGAAGAAGACAATCTTACTTGTAGTTTCTACCTTAGAATGTATTATGCTGCACATACTATGGATATTGAGAGAGTTCAACCTTTCTTTGAGAACTTACAATCTATCAATCCTTTGTTTGCTCAAATCTATGAGAAGCTTGACTATGTAAAAGACAAGCTATCTTACAAGTTAAAGGGTAAATCTCATGAAGTAATTAATGAGGTGTTCACAAGATTGAATAAGATGGCTGCTCTAGAGTATGTATGTATGACTTCCCCTGATGATAAAGAAGCAATTGCTGATACATCAAGTAAGTTGTTCATAGCATCTGATATTCCAGGGGCCAAGATCCGTATTCCAGGGTTAGAAGGCATGATATCTTTCTACAAAGATTTCACAGAAACTTCTCAACACGTACTTTCTCAAATCTCTAACTACAAGTATGAGGATGAGAACACTAAACGTGAGATTCAGCTGTATCTTAAAGCAAAAGGGTTACTCGAAATGACCATTCCTGTTGATGAAATTAATGAGTTCGAGTCATTTATTTCACTAAATTTGTAATACAAATAATAACAAAATCTTATATGATTAGTTTAAATGTAATTGACGGTAACATCGTCGGATCTTACGGGGAGAAATCATTCTCTGTAAAGTACACTGAAGAGTTGTACAAGCAAATGCAAGAGTTAGCCAACAAGGCTGACAAAGTAGAAACAATGGACGAGTTGAAGGCTATCTTAGATACCTTCGATAGCTTGGCTGTTGAGGACTACACTGCACTTATTGAAGATAAGTGTGAGCACATTTACGTTAACAGTACTACTGGAGAGTTCTTCTTAAAGACTGGTGAAGTGGTATCTAACATTCCAATGCCTAAGGCTTTAGTAGAGAGAATCTATGAGTCTATGGATATGGGATTAGATTTCATGCCACTTATCAAGATGTGGACTCGTTGGCTACGTAACCCAATTCTTTGGAAGAAGATGCACAATGGTACAGGGGTAGAATTCTCTGAGAGATTCTTCAACTTTATCAATCTTAAGTATGTTCACCCTGTTCTATTCAAGGAACTTGTTGAAGAGAAAGGATTGAGTGATGAAGTAGCTGAAAAGAAAGCTACAATGTATCAGATGAAAATTACCAAGGAAGGTTTATTGAACGGTTACAAAGTTTCTTCTGAAGTTTTGCACAAGTTCGATGCTGAAACTGGAGAAGTAGTAGATCGTTATGCACGTACATTCAATGTAGACACTGGAGAAATTGAGTCAGAAGGCTTACCAGAGTTTGTTGAGGATCGTGTGTTCCAACCTGCTATCATGGGAGAAGGTGGAGATGCATTCTATTGTGAGGGCCCTAACGGGTATGCTAACCCTGGCCACTTCATTAAAGTAGGATGTACTCATCGTCTTGGATCTTGGGATCAAGTTAATACTAATGACCGTCAGGCATGTGTACCTGGTTTACACTTCGGAGGTCTTGAGTATATCAACCGTATCTCAGGTGAGATTCACAACATTTTTGTAGACCCGATGCACATCGGAGCCGTTCCAGACGATAATACGGGTGCTATCCGTTGTCTTCAGTATTTCGTGCATTCAAGTTTGGCTGGTGTAAATGGTTCCATTTATCACTCTTCAACTTATGCATCTAAGACTGATGATGAATGGGCTATAGCTCGTAAAGAGGCAGTAGAGAAATCTTATTCTCGTATTGAAGAAATAAAAGCAGCCGTTGCTAGAATAAATAACATATAAATTAAGTTAGATGGAAGAGATGTTAGACCAGAGTGTAGGACCAGTGGAACCGATATGTCTAATTGATGGAGATAGCTTAATTTATTATGAGATGGACAAACCAACCCTGGAGGAAGCCTTACAAGGGCTAGACTCCAGGATCTTGTCTATTCTTGAACAATGCAAAACCCCTACATATGTTGGATTTCTTACAGATCATAACTGTTTTCGTTACAAAGTTAGTGCAGACTATAAAGCTAATCGGAAACATAGACTTAAACCTGTTATCTTTCCTTCACTCAGAGAATACCTTAAACAAAAATGGGGATTCTACGGAGTTGAAGGACTAGAAGCAGATGACTTGGTCAGTTATTATGCTAAGAACGAGCCACGTAAAACTATTATCTGTTCACCTGATAAGGATGTTCTTTATCAGTGCCCAGGTATGCATTTTAATTATCGTACTTCTGAATTCCTGCACACATCACCAGATGATGCAGAAGAATTCTTGTGGAAGCAAGTGTTGATGGGAGACAGTACAGATAATATTGCAGGCATACCAGGAGTTGGGATTAAGACAGCTGAGAATTGGTTGATGGGGAGAACTAACGATGTTGAAGCATTTGTTTTGAAGAAGTATATTGAGAAATTTGGGAGTACAGAAGGCATCATGCAGTTCTATACTAACTTTAAACTTGTATATTTACTTCAAAGCCCTGAGGATATTCTCAGAGAGCTTCAAAATAACTTAGAACCCTTAAAACCTTTTACTTATATTGCTTATGAGCCAACAGATAGTGACGGATGGTAAGATAATCTTTGCCCCCGTGAATGGACGAACCATTCGTATGACAGGGAGTGTTGCAGACTATTCTAGAGTTTATGATGAAGATGGAAAGACGGTAACTGCTTTGGTAAGTGGGAAATTAAAACATGATATCGGCTCTATTGTTAGAGGCCGTACAAAGAATCCCTACAAAGTAAACATCATCACTCCACTTTATAATGCTGTAAATCTTTTAGCTGGATATGATCTATCAGTTGCAAAAGCAACAAAGTCTACAATCTTTTTATGCCCAATGCTTGGAGGAAAGAGAGAGTTATTCTACTGGAATAATCTATTAGTAAATGCATTCTTTGCTATACCGAACGAGGGAAATGTGATTGCATTACTTTATAGATTTTCAGGAGATGCTACGTTCACAAAATTTGAACATGCTCTTGAAAAGTTTGGGACTTTTAAGTATAAGATTGATACTGACCCGTACCATGTTTTGTTTGTATTTGGTGTCCCTGAGCATGCTCAAGGAGCTTATGAACATTTTATTAACGGTCGGTATTCAGAGATAGATGATATTATCAAACTTAAGATTTTGGATTATCATGGATTTAATATGGATGGGTCAACAGCTAAAATCCTATTCAAGTCTCCGTCGTTAAAGGCAGAGCTTGAGGAACAATTAGACGTAACGATACCAGAAGGGAATGAATTACATTCCCCACCAAAATTAAACGAAGAAACATTTGATCCAGAACTATACTATACAGGTAAATTAAAATACGAAAACACTAAATTCTTAAAATGAGTAAACTGCTTGAACAGATCGGGGATTGGGGACCTATTCATCAATCGATAGTAGAAAGCCACCCCGGTCTTTACAGGCAGCTCGTAGATTTTGTTCAATATCATAGAACTAACTATACTGTTTATCCTTCTGCACCAGAAGTATTTAGAGCATTCGAGTTATGTCAAATGAAAGACCTACGAGTTGTCATCATAGGGCAGGATCCATATCACAATGGAGCTGCTACCGGCCTTTGCTTTGGAGTCAAAGAGGGAATGAAAATTAATCCTAGTCTACGAGTGATACAGAAAGAAATCTGTAGATCCCATGGCATAGATGAATCAGATGCAAAAACAACTGAGTTCGATTATTCATTGTCGCACCTGGCCAAGCAAGGGACATTGCTACTAAACACTACTCTAACTGTTACTAAGGGTAAACCAAATTCACACGAACAAGTGTGGGGCTGGTACACCAAGGAAATGGTTAAAGCAATATGTGAGAATCTAGACGGAGTTATCTTTCTACTTTGGGGTAAGTTTGCACAACATGCCTTTGGAGGAATAGTTAAAGAGGTGAATAACTTAAAGGATAAATCACATATCATCTTTGCAGCGTCACATCCGGCTGCTGAGGTATACGGAGGTAATGCTAGATTTATTGGCTGTAACCATTTCATTAAAGTTAATGAAGTAATTGCAGAGCCAATTAACTGGTTTACATTACCACAAAAGAAAGAGGATGAATTAGAATCTCAATTTAATTTATTATGAACGATACTGAACAGCAGATTGCCAATGTCTGCAATCAAATTAAATCACTTTTACTTTTAAAGAACAAAGCTTACGGGGACTCAGCACTTGAGCCTGTAAGAATCTTTTCAAAGAATGATTCTTTAGATGGATTACTTGTACGTATTGATGACAAGTTATCTCGTATTAAGAATATAGGAGTTTCATCTAATGATACTGAAGATACTCTTATGGATCTGATTGGGTACTTAGTTCTTTTGAAAGTTCAATTGAATAAGAAAAATGCTGCTTATAAAACAGTATATGAAAAGTTTGACGGAGTAGATCAGTTAGGGTTACCATTGATGAAACCAAATGGTACCGACAAGGTTCGATACACTAACGGTACTATGACAGGGTATTAAAAAAGAAAAGGGGCAGTAGCCCCTTTTTTAATGCCATTATTTATTGCTTCCTGCTCCAAGATCGAACCACTTAGCTGCGGCTCCTGGGTCAGAAGACTTTTCAATTCCTCCCCATATTGGGATAAGCTTTGCAATTTTTGCTTGTAACTTGCTGTCTCCTTTTTCGTGTATTCCTGAACGACGTTGGTAATAAGAATCTTCATCGTTTCCAGTTACAGTTCCTACAGCTGTAGAGAATGTTTGGTGAACAACATCTAAGAATCTTTGTAGTGGTCGAACAGTTGCTGTAGGACTTACTGCAAGCTTTAAGAATTCTTCTGGGTTTATAAACTGAGTTAACTCAGAATTCATACGAAGAGCTTGATACATTAAGAATTGTTCTCCGTAACTTTCATCCTCGTCATCTCCCCCTAAAGCTGATAAGATTAACAAACATAATGTAAAGAAGGCCATTTGAACACTTACACGTTTTACGTTTTCTTTCTCAAAGTCCTCCATCATTTTGTACACACTTACAAAGTTTCCTCCTTTTCTGTATGTGTCTCCAATGAAACGTTTCATAGTAGTAAGCATACCTTCTGAAATAGTTCCAAGTTCTAAGTCACGGTGGATACCCCCACGAAGTCCGTTGTGTCCAAAGTTTCTACGAAGAGATGGTACAAAGTAACGACGGAATAGCATGATCAATTTACCAAATGATCTACGTTGAAGCATAGCATCATCAAACTTAGTTTTAACCTGGTTAGTTTTCTTAGTCAATCCAGAGATCTTTCCCATGAACTGCATTCTATTGAATTCTCCAAGTACTTCTACTGTGATATCATTACCATCTTCATCAATCTCATTTACTTTTTTCATCACACGAACCTTAGGGTCCACAGAATATCGGCCGGTCTTCTCATCTAAGACAAATACATCCCAAAGATTTGCATCTTGACCTTCTGCATTCTTAAGCACTTGTCCATTTTCATCAAGGAGTTTACCTCTGTATGAATCCATCAAAGCAAACATACGAGTAACACCTGTCTCATGTTCAGCTACTTTTTGAAGAATCATTGGTACATCGTTAACAGCTTTTAGTGCAAACGGCCCTGATTTCTTTTTGTTAGCAACATCTAAGGCTTCCCCAAGAGCATCAAACTGTTGAATAGCTTGTACAAGTTTAGACTGTGGGGCAAATGCATCAAAGTCTTTAAGTGATGATAGTCCTCCATTAGCAATAGAGTAGTATGTCTTCTTAGCCCAAGCTAAATTTGTTTTAGTGAAGAATTGATTTGCAACCCCTTCTTCTATCATACGAACGTTATCAATTAAGAACTGGTTCGTAGCTTGAAGAGCATTGAATGAAAGGTTGTTCAAAGCTGTAAAGCTTGCAAGTTTATTAGCTATTTTGTTAGCTGAAAATTCCCTTCCAAAGATATCGAGATTGGTCTTGAGGTCTTTCTCCCCATAGAATATAGTATCAATCCACTCAGTCAAATGTTTGAAGTCATTACTAGGACCTTCTTTAAGAACGTGTTTAGTAAATTTAAGCTTCTTACCAAATGCATGGTAGATAGGGTGACCAGCAGAAGTTGTTTCGTAAGTCTTACGATTTTCTATTGCATCTCTCATCAATACAACAGCTCCATTAATCTGTGCTTTTCTTTTGAAGATGTTAGTCATACCAGAGAACTGTATGATTGTACTAGCCAAGTCACGGCTAACTAATTTTTCTTCAAGAGGATTTACGTAGTAAACAGGTACCACTTTTTTAGTAGACTCTCTGTTTGCATTGATTGCATCTCCGTAGCTTGTATCTGTAGATAGAAATTGGAATGCTTCTTTAGTAGCATCTTTAGTTGCTGACCATGCTCCTTCTCTTTGTACTTTTTCTAAACCTTCTGCACGAATACTTGGGGCAATGTAACTAAAGTTATCCCAAGAGTTTTTTGGTTGTTGACTAGCCTGTCCTAAGATCTTTTGTTTTTCTTTGTAAAGGTCAAGCAAGCCATTGTAATAAGCAAATGCTGCAGGGTTTGATTGAAGTTGTGCATACTTTGGGTTTGCATATTTAGCATTTGGTTGCACAGCATTATATTTAAATACATTTCTGTTAGTGTCGTAGATTTTATTAATCATAGACTCTACAGTATCAAAGTCATACTTGTACTTAGCCATCAACTCTGGGTCCGGTGTCTTTGGATTACCGTCAGCATCAATTCCACTTGACTCTTGAAGCATAAGATTGTAGTATGCATCTTTGTCAAGCAACAATTTTTCAAGACGTGCTTGAGAATCTGGACTTGGTGTTGTGTTAGCTGCATACCATGCTGCTACCTCTGTATAATATGCTGCTTTAGCTGGAGATTTTTTCCAAGCTTTTAATGCATCCTCGTCTGATTTTTCTGGCTTAGCATACTTTGCAGCAAGCATGTCGTACATATCAGACTCATCTTTCTTAAATCTTTTTACGTCATAAGGCTGTACAAAAGATAGCAACTTCATTGTCTCTCTTTTACCAGTCTCAGGATTATAGATTCTATATTCCTGTGTTTCTAATAAGGCTTCGTTAAATGTGTTAGGATTTACACTTCCCCCTACAGATTCTTCATAGGCCTTGTAAAGAGCTGCTACTCTGTAAATGTCTGCTTGTGTGTCATCATTAGCTTGATACATCTTATCCTTTAACATCGTTGCAAACATCTGCAAACCAACTTTAGATGAGTAGATGATAGGATCCATCAAGTAACTGAATGCAGATTTATCTGCCTGCCCCTCTCTGAATTCTCTAATTAAAGTTGCACGAGTAATTTTTTTATTTTTAAGCTGCTCAATATTTAATGCTTTTAGCATTTCATGAGTTTCTTCTTTAGTAATTGTACCTTCTTTTTGTTGCTTAAGAATATTGTAGTATTCTTCAGTACGTTCAATAGCAACTAAACGGTTATTTTTTTCAATGTTAGCAACAGCAGAATCAATTTGATCATTAATTTCAGGAGTATTGTATTCTAACAACAAGTCAACCATCATAGGGATACCTGTTTCTAAATACTTTTCTGACATCCCTTTCATCACATCGACAGCACTTACAATACTTTGCTCTAAAGATGATAAGTTTTTATAAGCCGGGTCGTTTAATAACTGTTCTTTAGTAAGACCTTTTCTTTCAATCTTATAACGTACAAGCTCACGAATACTTCCCATCATACTATCTTTAGCCTCTTTGGCCCCAAAGAAATCAGATAGGTTTTGACCTGCAGAGTGCAGTTGGTGGATAAGTTTTAAACGTTGGTCTGTTGATAAACTAGTACTATATTCTTGATTAACTTGCTCTATTAATGTCTTAGTGTTGTCTACAAGAGAAACTGCATATTCAATAAATTCTCCTAAATCCTCAAGCTCTTTAGCTAATTCTAGTTTGGCTTGAATATTTTTTATTTTTTCAATTTCTTTCTCACTTGCATTCTCTCCCTGACGTTGAAGATTAATCATAGCTTCTTCTAAAGCTATTTTAGATTGTGTTAATACTTCATCAAATCTTTTTTTCTTTTCATTATCCAAAGCTTTACTGTCTGCTGCAAGAAATCCTACTGACATGTTTTTAAATAGTCTGCTATCAATCTTATCTTTCATAAGGATTTGAGCAAGCTCTTCGACTGCAGATGGATTTGCCTCTACACCAAATAGTTTTGATAATGCACGAAAGATTCTATTTACAATTGTTTGGAATTTGTTAGGGTTCTTTCGTTGAATCTTGGCTCCAGATATACCAATAGCTGTAGTCAATACCTCATTATCTAATTGCTTTCCACTTAATTCTGGATAGGCTTTCTGTACTTCTTTGTACAGGTTTGTATTACGAAGTTCTTCAATTGCTCTTTTTACAGTAGGATTGTCTTCCCCAAGCAAGTCTAATAATATGTGACCAAATTCGTGAATAGCTGTATCCTCTGTTACTCTTGCAGGGTTAAGACGGATTATTGGTTTTTTACCAGGTACAGAGTCTACTCTACCTTTTGCATCCAATTCAGGATCAATGATAATTTCAACAGGAATGCCAGCTCTTTCAAAAGCAATTCTCATTCTGTTAATACCTTGAGATATAGTTTCAATCTCAACATTTTGCATTCCCCCAATATCAATTCTGCTATCTTTAGAGTCTTGCTCAAATCTGGCCATGATACTCTGTACACTTTCACGAGTAACTTTTGATTCAGAGATAGCTGCATCAAGAAGATTAGGATTAAACTGATGTTTAAATTGTGAAGTTACCTGAGATGGTACCGGCATAGCTGCTCTAGGATTAGCAATTCTAGCAGGACGTGGGTCACCTGTAAGTGGAATGATAGGATTGATATAACCGTTACTTCTTATAGGTTGCTCTAAAGCATACTCATAAGATATCTGCTCATTTTCAAATACTGGGGCAATGTTCGGCTGGATAGCACTAAGATGATCTTCGTTAAATCTTACAACTATTTCTACATTGTTATTTCTACCTTCACGGTGTACTGGGGTAAGAGATATCACTGGGGCCGGAGCTCCGTAGTTGAATTGAAGAATTGCATTTAATTGCATAACATCTTCAATAGGTGATAAGTCAAATCCAGTTTTAAGAATAGGGTTGAATAATCCCATTACATCAGCATCTGCTAATTCTCGTAATAAGTCTGAAGCAGTAACAAAACCTACCGAAGCAAGCTTGTTGTCAATCATGTTGATTACTCTAGTGTGGACAGGAGATTGTCTGATCTGTCCGTTTTCGTCTATTCTTAAATATGTACAAGGCATAATACAAAGATAATCAGATTATATAAAGCACGACATAGTTCCATCTTCATTTCCTATGTTATTCACTCCAGCCTCCCATACAGCACTTCTTCCAGAAGTTAAGTAAGTAACTAAATTAGTAGGGACATCATTTTTAAGTACGTATGAAATACCAGTACCATATAATTTTGTGGCCCCTCTAGCTGCAAACGATCCTGCTAGAGCTGTGTACATAGATACTTCTCTAGAATCATTTGGAACTCTTTGGTATACTGCAGATGTTTTAGCATCTTGATTACGAACTATAACAAATGGTTTGTGGATTTCTTTGCTAGTAATTACTGTTGCCATATCTGGTTTGAGTTCATCACTAGGAACAGTTGATAGCATACCTTGCCCTGCAGCTCTCATCTTACCAAACATAGTCATGTATCTAACTAGATCTTTTGCATCAAAGTAATTACCATCTGCAAGTTTTTCTCTTTCGTTGTACATGAATTCTGAGATTGTAACTTTTTTATCAGAACCCTCTACTTCCATTGGAGTAGTAAAGAATTCAGCTGGAACAAGATCAGAATATGAGTTAGCACTTTGTCTAAAACCATTAGTAATAAACGTGTGCATAACTAAGTCTCTCCCTAAACGTTTGATTGCATTAACTTGAGATTGAATCTCTGGGCTATATTTTCCATCAGGCCCTAAAAACTTTTGTTCAAGAGGAGCAGACACATATGCAACAGGATTGTACAACATTGTACGAAGATTGTTTGTGTAAGCTTCTTTTGCTGAACGTGTAGGAGTTACAGAGTTATCAAACTTAACACCGTAGTATCCAGCTTGTGCATTAACATCCAACTCTAAATTAGCAATGAATGGTGCACTAGCTAAAGCTGGGTGCTTTGCTCTAAGTTTTAACATTCTTTCCCCAATGTTGTTAGAAGGACTGTCGTACAAATCTCCATAAGTAGTGTTTGCAAAGAATGGGGATCCAGGTCTCATCAACATCATAAACATTAAGTTGTAGTCAATCAACTGATGCATCTCTGCATTAACATCATTTCTACCACTAGCTCTCTTTAAATTTTCTTTGAAGTTATTGAAAGCATTTGAAGTACGAATTGGGAAATACATACCTGCAAGTTCTAATCCATCTCTTAATAACTTTTCATAACCTCTTTCAAATCCGTATATAGAATTTTCTCCAATATATTGGTCTACTACATTACGACCAGGGTGCATAGTGTCAAAGAATAAAACTTCTTTGTTTACTTTTCCATCCTCTGTATCGTACTCTTCATCAAACTCAGATTGCTTGTCTTGATATCCTTGGATAGAACCAATACGATTCATACCGTCCATAGAGTCTGGAGTGATACGTTTGTACATGGTCATCAAACTTTTACCTGCTTTTGAAAAGAATTCAAAGTTGTGTAGGAAGATTGCTTGTTCAGCCATATCTCTTCCTTCGATGAAATTAAATCCAGCTTGTTGAGTAGCAGCTTTGTTTCCTGTGATGTTTAAGATCTCAGAAGCTTTCATTGGAAGAGTTGCAGCTAAGTTTATGCCCGCTCCTTTAGGGATAAGAGTATTTAAATTATACTTTGTTTTAATAAAATCAATAGACTTAGTTAACTTTCTTAAATCTCCTCCATGCTTTGTTTCAAATACATCTATTAACTCTCTAATGATAGGCTGGTTTAAGAAGTAGCTACATGTCTTAGAAGAGTACTCAGGGTAGAATGCCATGAACAATGCACGTACTCTAGATGTAAGCATATTGTCATTTAACTCAGTATGAATTGGAACGTTCGATGCATCCACAGCAGCTGATAAGAATAAAGATGCCGATCTATCTGTAGGAATTCCTTGTGCTTCTTTTACATAATTAATGTATTCAGTTAAGTTTCCTGCATCATCAATTATTTTAATAGCATGGCTTTTATTTATTGACACATTTCCATGAGAAGCTACGTTACGTCCAGATAGCATGTTTGCATAAATACCACGAAGCTTATTACCCTTGATACTACGAACAATAGTATTGGATTCTGTATCCCAAGCATTCCAGTCACTTGCCATTCCAAGTTCAGGCTTTACTTTTCTAATTTCAGCTGCTTGGTTAGGGAGAGTCGTGTCATCAAGTGGAGCAAACACTTCGTTGAAGTGAGCAGGATTAGAGTATACTGCTTCAACTGTATCAAAGATGATGTTGTTTAACATCTCTGGTGTTACAAGAGCTTCGTTTGATAAAGCTCCTACGTTGTTTGCAAGCATGTTGTAGTTTGGGAGTACCTTTTGAATTTTATATGGGTACTCTTCAGTCGGTTCAACCTTTTTTACTTCAGGAAAAAGTAAAGTTAATTTATCGACGTCATGGTCAGATCCCATCAACTTGATAAGCTGTCCTGGCACCACAATTCCCTTTTGATAGTTAGCAGGTAGAAACTTGGCAATCTTTAATATGATTGTTGCAGACTTATCTGAGTTAGGTGTACGGTAACCTATGATTCTACGAAGCTCTTCTGGTACATCGTCTAGTGATTGTCCAGGCTCAATTCCAAACTCACGAGCAATATCTTCACGAATCATAATCTCAGCATGAATAACTCGACGGCCGTCTTCAGAGATTTGTGTAAAGTTTAATGCATTGTCTACACGATGTCCACCTATCTGTGCAATCTGTACTGCATCATATCCCTTGGCCTTTTGGTTAAATACTTTATTGTTAACCAAAGACATGATAATAGACTCATACTTTTTATTGTAGATAGGTAAGTCCAATGGAATAGAGAATCTTGGCATTCCAGTCTCATCAAAGCTAATCTTGATAGCATCAGAGTAGTTGGAAGGAAGATCACTTTCATCAATTTGCTTTAATAGAATATCTCTTACCTTTTGCAAAACTTCTAGTTTTACTTTTTTAAGATTGTCAATATCCCCTAATGCAGTTGCTTCTCTAAGTTTGTCAATTCCTAATTCTTCTTCTACTGCATTTGTATCTCTTCTAAGCTTTTCTTCAATAGCAGCATGGTACAACCTCTTCATTACAGAGCCAGTCAAGCTGACTTGAGACCCTAGTCCTGCATTTAAGTCGTAGATAGTTTCATCTTTTACATTAGCAATCATGTTCTTTTTCAACTGGCGGCTGATGATAACTTTTGGGTCCGGTTTCATTTCCCCGATGTTCTGAGGGAAACGTAGTTTCTTGGAGTTGTTTTTATTTAACACCATATTGCTGAGTTCCCCAATGTTTCCAGTATGCTGGTATACCCCACGTTTTGCTACCTTTTTGCCTGATACGTGATTTAATACGTGTAAAGGTTGTAAACCTTGTCCTGCATACTGCCCTTCAAGTTCCATACGTTGACGTATATCTTCAAGGTGTGGAAAGTCTTTTGTGTATTCTTTTAATAATACAGTGTACGAATTCTTTTCAGAAGTAGTACTTATCATATTATTTTCTTTGTCGTAGTGTACATCCTCATAGTATGGTTTATGTGGTGTAACAGGGACAGCTTCTCCTTCTTTATATCCTTTAGGGACAAATCCTGGTTGGTATACAAACTTACCAGTTTTCTTATATGCTTTGTAAGCTTCTTCTTCTTCTGGCCCCCATTTGCCTTCCCCCATAGAAATGTATCTATGCATTTCCATGCTAATAAAAGCTTGCGCATCTGTAGACTCAAATTTTCCAGGACGGTATGCATCTGCAATGGCTAATGATTTTTCAAAAACTCTCTTAGCTGTTGGTAATAATACAGCTATTTCTTCATTAATTTTTGCAGAAGAAACTCTACCTTTAGAGTTAGCTACATTAATTGTAATATTGTTACCTGATACTTTTACAGCTGGGGCTTTTTCTTCAGCTTTTGCATTATATTCAAATGTAACTTTGTAGTTACTAACACTTGGATCTAGTTTAGATAGCTCATTGTTAATAAGTCCTCTAGCAATGTTATCACAAGCTACGTGGCCTTGAGCAGTAAGTGCAGGAGTCAAGTCAAGATGCAAATCTCTCATTGTAACTTCATTAAACTCTCTGATCATTCCATAAGGTTCTCCTTGAATAAAAGTTCTTTTATTTGACAGCTCTCCTTGCAAAGCCAAACGAGTACCAGGAGTAGTTAAGTGCCCCATACGTTTGTAGAAGTTCTCTAAGTTCTTGTGATTTGCTCTGCTTCCACGGAACATTTTCACAATCTCATTTCTCATTAAAGCTTCTGTAATAATAAAACCTCTCATTGTAGTTTCAAGTGCTCCTTTCTCTTGAGAGAAATTTAAAGAACCTGCTCCTATGCTTCCTATTTTACCTCCATCTTTCAAAGCAGTAGTCGCTGCCTGGGCCTGTCTTGTAAAATAGTCACTCATTTTATTAACCATTTTGGTAAGACGAGCATCTATATCAGCAGTTTCTGCAGGAGTTAATTCTCCTTTTACGTAGTCATTGATTTTATCACTAAGTTGTTCTACACCATTGTAACGAGGGTTATCATCTTTAAGCACTTCATCGGTTACTATGGCAGCTCCATCTTGGTCTTTTGCAGTAAACTGAAAGAAGTCTGAATTAAAAGCAGTCCCTAAATATTTTCTGTCTTTTACAATTCCATCTTTTGTAGGATTGCCTGGTGCAGTGTGTACCCCTTCTAACAGTGTACTGTAGTTTCCTGTTGTAATTGCAGTATGTACAACCTCCTTAGCAGCTGCTACACGAAGTAAATCTTGTACAATCTGTGCTTTAATTAAGTCTGCCTCAGAGTTATCAATACCATATGGGTTTACTAAGACTCTTGGTACCTCAATAAAAGAATATTTGTTACGGTCAGATTGAACTGGTACAGCAATAAAGCAGGTTTCAGATCTTGGGTCATTGTTGATAAAGGCATTGATCCTTACAACTAAGTTATCAAGTTTTGAGAAATCCTCGTAAGACATTGCATCGTCAACCTTTTCACCACTCTTAGCAGCATCAAAGTCAACTACCTTAAAATCTTTTAAGAATCCTGGAGTCTTTAAATATCTGAATAATACACTTGCAAACTTGGTATTGTTTCCACCATTAATGAATGGATCTGACATGTATTCTTTATACAGTTCAACACTCTCAGCACTTCCGTCACTAAGGGTGTTAACAATATCGTTCATGTTAGATGCAAGGTTGGATGGGTACATAGCTTTACCCTTACTGTTCACAAAGCTTTCTCCAATTGTATTAAGCATTGGGGTAAAATATTTAACAATACCCGTAATCAATGCTTTGTTTAAACTGATGTAGTCTGCTGTTGGAGTAATTGTCTCAAGCTGCTCTACAGTACTTTGTCTAGAAGGTGTAAACTTTGCAGACAGTTTTAATACTTTGGTTAAATCTGTTGCAAGTAATTTAAGTAATCCAGTTCCATTGTAGTTTCTAACTAATCCATTAGGGGATTTAACTCCTACACCAATATTTATTAAAGACTGTAATGCCCATTTAGTCTCAGCTATATTTGAAGAGTCAGTCCCAATGTGCATCCCTAAGGCCCACATCAACTCTGCTACTTTTTCTACAGTTTCGTTAATAGAGCCATCAGATGTTTGAACAATAAATGTTCTTGCATCAGCTTTATTCAATCCTTTTTCTAAGTCTTTGACAATGGCAGCTGCTGCTAATATTTTTGTTTTATCAGCTTCTAAGTATGTTACTGGGCTTCCATCAGAATTTATGGTTGGCTTACCATCTGGACCGATTACCGGTTTTCTTTGGTATAAGGCTCTAGGATTTTCATTATCGTCTCTGATAAGTTGAATTTTCCAACGGTCAATTGTTCCAGCTACTACGTCCTTTCTATTAGGGTTAATTACATCTGCAAATTTTTTATTACCTTCAATACGATCTTTGATCATAATGAATTCAGTATTCACAAGAGCAAATGCAGTGTATAGCATAGCACAGTCACGGTCATCCAATTCTGACATGAATTTTGCTATAGGCTGTAACACTGGTTTTAATTCTGCAGCTTTTTTTATTGCTGCATGCATAGACTCAAAAGTTTGTTTTCCAGTAAATACACGTAACATCTCTTGGTACACATCCTCTCTATTCATATAAGAACGTACCCCTAAAAGATTTGGTTCTATATTTCTGATAGTACTCAGCAATTCCTTAACCTTTCCCGTTAATCTTTTTGAAGGAGACTCCTGTAGAGTAGTCATACTGTATATTTTCATTGTCCCCTCATCAATCAACTTCATCTCTTCTTGAAGAGCATCTAAATCTGCTGGGTCTAATTCGTTGTTAGCATCTATATCAAAGCTGTCATCTCTATCTTCTTCCTCTACTATCTCTCCTTCAGGAGTTTCTGTAGTTTTGTTAGTAATTTTGATTCCAGCCTCACGAAGTTTAATCTCTAAGAATGTTCTCCAACCTGTCTGGATTGAATTTCCTGTAGCAGGATCATATACATCATTCCATGTAGATGCTACATTTTTAAATACATTTCGAAGAGTGATGTTCTCTTCCATTGTAAACTCTGCCCCAACTTCTTCGAGTACATTCCACATGTTTGCTTCTGCATCGTCAAGAGTTTCCGGGGTAGCAGCATCCATTGCCATCTCAGCTTCAAAGAGTCTATTAGCTTCTCCGGCAGTTATCTGAGTTCCATCAACCTTTTTGTACATCTGCATTTGAAACTGATCTACAATAGCACCGTTCTTTCCATTTACACCTAATTGTACTTGTGCACTAAATTTTCTTCCTAGATCTTTTTTAGTATCCATGAAGATTGTGTAGATAGTGTCTAACGATGCTTTAAACATTGCATCCCCCATTTCTGGACGGTACATATAAGCTTTCTTAGGGCCTTTAAATTTCTCTGGGTTTCTGAATACTCCTCTACCAAGAATAGAAGAATTCATCTTACCACTCTCAATTAAAGAGTATGCTTGACGAAGACTAAGGTTGTTTGTAACTAATCCTTTGAAGAAGTTCCACAAATCTCTAAAGAACTTTGCAATTTTAGCAGGTAAACTTTTTTCAGTGTATCCTTCAGTTAGCACATAGTCTTTAAAGTCATCAGCCATTTTCTCTTCCAAAGCAGCTTTACGTGCTTCTTCATCAGAGATTTCTGGGAATGTTCTTTTGATGTATCGAATCTCTCCTGCAGTCGGTTCTCCAAATCTTGCAACAGCTTCTGCATATAGCTGCTCTCTTTGACTTTCAGACAACATAGTTCTAAATGTCAAGTGGTAAGCTTCGTGGAATTCTGTACCAATATCAGAGTTAGTCCACATATTAACAACTGCATTTTCTACATACCCATGCACTTCTTCTGACCCAATCTTCTCAATAGTTTCAAAAAGATTTGCTTCTATCCCTCTTGAAGTAAGCCAAGCTTTCTTTTGGTCTGGGCTTAACAAAGTATCTATTGCAGAACCTTTAATTTTATTCCCATAGTAAAATCCTGGTACTGTACCACGGAATTTATCCCATAGTTTGTGAGCAATAGCATCACCTTGAACAGCTGCAAGATCTTTGTATTCTTTTGAATTAATATTGGGGCAAAAAGCCATAGTTGATTATTTATTTTGGTTTACAAATTTCTTGTATGTTCTCTCCAGAGGTATCTAAATTAGCTATCATGCTCTCTAAGGATTGATTTCCCATTGCAGCTAGCATGTCATCTGGTAAAGCACTCATATCTACTGCTCCCCCTCCCATTGAAACTACTTTCATCCCCCCGGTTGTAGGTTGTGAAGTTACAACATTTTTCTTACTTCCAAAAAATGCAGAGTTTGTTTTAGGAGCCACAAGTCCATCAGTGCTTGCTACTACTGGTGTAGCTGCAGGTGGCCCAGGTACAGTTGGTGTAACAGGAGATGCAGGAGCTGGTGCTGTAGTTGCAGGTATTGCATTATCAGCAAGTCTAACAGTTCTAAATATGCCATATTTCATATCATTACCTTCTGTAAAAACTCCATTTTCATCTATAGCATCAATAGTTTGTACACCCCCAGCTGGATTTTTGTAGTCCAAACTTGTAGAAGCTCCATCATATCTTATACCTACAATTTTTGTAGTTGCCTCAGATGTTCTTTTGCTACTACTTGCTGTAATTATTACAGTATCCCCTACTTTCCAAGTAGAAGGTGGAGCTGGTGCAATAGAAGCAGGAGCTGCAGGTGTAGTTGGAGTAGGTGCTGGAGTTGATGGAGCTACTGGTGCCGGACCTTCTGGGCCAGCATCTTTAATCATCTTTTCAATTCTTGGTGCATACGATACAGGAATTCCAGGTCTATTAAATAGAGATGTAATGTTTCCATCTGCATCGTAATTTATTTCAAACGGCATAATGCCTAATTTTTTAACACTAAGTCCAAGCATTTTATTAAATAAATAAGCATACCCAGAAACTTGAAATTGATGTTTTTCTTTTTTAGTAAGCTGTCCTGGACCGAAAGATCGAGAATAACTTTCCCAACTTTTTAACTTCCCAGTCTTAACATCATAGATCATGTAGTTACCATCTTTATCAACAGCTAAGATGTCAATTTCTCCTGCTACTTTACTTTCTTTATCATATACTACAAGATTTCTAGTTATGTATCTTCCACCTTTAGCGTCTAACTCTGCTTTAATTGTTTGCAGTTTAGTCATAAGCATATTAAATGCTCCTTGAGAGATTCCTTCAGGTTTTGTAGTGTCACCTTCGTCAAAGAATTTTTTAACAATCTCATCTACAGTGTTACCAGCAATTCTACTATTTTCATATAAACTAGAATCTCCATCAAACCCATCAGGAAGAACGTTAGTCATACGTTTGTACAACTCTCCACCAATGATGTAGAATTGTTCGTCTGCTGTTTTACCTTCTACAAGCTTTTGAGATTCTGCTAACAAAGCCTCAATGTCAACTGCATTACTAGGAGCTACTGGAACTGTAGCTGCGGCTGGAGTAGAAGAAGTTTTAGGGAGTGCAGTAGTTACTACAGAGTTTGCAGCAACGTCAGCAGCTTTTTCAGCTGTAGCATTCTTAACTCCTACTGGGCCGAACTTCATATTAACATCATGGAATACAGATCCGTTTGCATTTGGAACTGTATCTACTGCTAAGATTGAGTTATGTCCTACTCCTTCTGTTCTAGCTTCTCCTGCAAATTGACCAGAGTCAGAGAGATACTGCATGTAAGGATGAGTCTTTCCCTCTTCGTATTTATAAGTAACCCCATCAATTGGACTAGTAAAATCTTCGTTAACTCCAAATTTAAATTTATCTACTTGATATTTTTTAGACATCGTAGCTTCCTTAAACTCATTGCCAATATTATTCTCTGCAGCTGCATAGTCTGCACCTTCTTTTTTAACAGCAGTGAATTTAATAAAGCCTTGGTCGTTAACTTCAGACTCTATAAAACTAAATCTAGGTCTGCCTCCATTCAATGCTGCCTTCATCTCACTAGCATTTATTTTTACAAGGCTGTTTGCAGATTTAGAATAGAATATAAAGATTGATTGCCCATCTTCTAATTGGTATGTAGAGATAAACTTAGATAAGCTTTCAGTACGTTTAAGTTCTTCTGCAATAGACTTGTCTGTTACTGCCACTTCATCTGACTCTGATTGAGCTTCTACCTCAAGTAAGTTGCAACCTACTATTTGAGCATACTTATATGCTTCAGGAATTTCCTTGGTGATATGGTTAAGAGCAGCTGTTGCACCTCTTGTATCTATATCCTTTGTACTGGCCATAACCATTACAGGAGTACCGTCTGGAGACTCAACTAATACAGCAATTTGTCCTGGAGTAACTCCTTTAGATTCTGGGTCATTAGGGTCACGAGGGAATGGACGAGATCCAGTTGCAATAACTTCTGCATTACCTTCTTCAGAATCGTACATCACTTTCCAAACTAGATCTCCATTCTCACTACCTACATAGAATAATGTTGGAGTAGGTTGCTTTGTGATTTTAGTCACAGGGTAGAAGAACACTTTTCCTGTGTTAGTTCTAGCGTTACTTATCTCAGAACTATCATTGAACTTAGCTAGAACTTCTGCAGTAGGAGTAAATCCATCTAAGAAGTGCTGTACAATTTCACGACGTTTGCTTCCTTTAAATCCTTCTGGGCTACTATCGTTATGTTTAGTCAATAGTTGAAGACGTGTACCATCAGGAAGAGCTGCATAGATTGGAACATTTTTCCAACCAGTAGTCATCATCCATTCTTTAAACTTTTCTGGGTCGTTGGCTACATCTGCAGGTATCTGGGTTTTAAACCAAGTAGTATCTGGTTGTACAATTAAATCTAACGTAGTTCCAACTGGAACTATTTCTGAACTAGTCAAATGATGTGGGAACATTATTACAGTAGATCCTTCAATTTCCTGACTCATTTGCCCACGTAGAGCTGGGTCATAGCCTGGCATATCTTTTTTAGGGGCTTCAGTTCTAGTCTGGCCATTAAGGTCTACTAAAACTTTTCCATCCTTTTTAACAACGGTTCCTTTTGCTAATTGAATATCATTAGCTTCTCCAGACACAATTGCTTTTGGGGCAGCTGGATCTTCAGTAGGAGCTTCAAATACAGGACCACCTGTACCCATTCTTAGCACATCTTCAGCAAGTAAAGCTTCTTCTTTTGCTTTTCTTATAGCTTCGGCTTCTTCATCGGTGATGGAGCCATCCACCCCTTCCGACGTAAGTCCTGCTGTAGGGTCGATATCCGCTGCTTGAGGCTCTTGCCCTTCAGGAGTAGGGCTAGTTCCTGCGGTACTGTCACCGTTTTTATTACGTTCCTCAAGTTCTCTTTGCTCATTGACTTCTTTTATTATATTTCGTTGTCTTGTTATTTGGCCTTTCTTAGCGGCAATTCTTCTATCAGTAGCTAATTTAGAATTTTTTGCAGCATCTACGTCTTGATTTTCGTAAACACCGTCAATAATTTTCTGATACTCATTTGATAATTGCATAAGCCTATTCCTTTCGGTATGTAGCTCATCAATCTTAGCACTGGCTGCAGCAATAATAGTATTCTGTTCTTGCTCTGTAGGAGCTAACTCAATTTCTTCTTTAGCATTTAGACCTGCTTTTTCAGCAGCTTTCATTTTTCCAAGAGCTTTGATCTTCTTTTTAAGAAGTTCGTTCATCCTTTTTCTAAGTTCTAATAACTGTGCAACTTGTGCATCAGCTTTGAACTCTTTCATGCTAAAGCCAGCTTCGATTGCAACAGCTCTTTCCATTGCAAGAACCTCATCAAGCTCTTGAAGGTCTTGTTTGATTAACTCTACTTGATATCGAAGTTCATCCATGCTCAGACCTGCCGTCTTTGACATGTCTTTCATTTCTTTTTGCAGAGCATCTTCGTTAGCTAAGATCTCTTCAGTATCAGTAATTAAGTTTTCAGCTATTACAGCTATTTTTTCTTTAGATTCTTCTAGAGTAGTTGTATCAGTTTCTGCTGTAGGACGAATCTTAGAAGCCTGCAATAAAAGATTGTATGCAAGTAATGTAGCAATAGCTGTTTCTCTTTCTATAGCAGCATTAGTTGCATCAGCTTGAGATTGAGCTGCAATTTGAGCAGCTTCTGCAGGTTTTAATACTGCTCCAGTCGATAGCTGAGTTTCTTCGTAGTCTTGTGGATTAACAGGTGCTACAGGAACAGTTGCTTCTTGTATTTTCCAAGTAACTTCATTCCCAGTTTGCCAGTCAGTAAGTTTTACTCCTACTACTTCTCCAGCATCATCTAAAATTAAAGCTTCTACTGGGTCAGCACTCTCCATGTAGTACTGTCTACCATCAATATTGAACTGAGTTCCGTTTGGAGAAACCATTATCTCATCCAACAGAGTCTGCTCCATTTCAGACAGATCGACAAGTCCTGCACTTTCTCCTCCAACAGTTTTAAATTCTTTTTCAGATTTAAGTTGATCGGGAGTAAGACCTTTACTTTGAGCTTCTTTAGTCTTGGCCTCCATTGCCTTCATCAATGCTGATTGAGACATAGCATCCAAGCTATCCATATCGATAGCTTTCATGTCCTCTAAGTCCATTGACATGTACTGAGCAATCTTAGCTTTCTCTTCTTGCTCAAGCTGAGCACGTCTTTCTAATGCAGCAGCTTTAACTTCTGGGGAAGCATCTGGGTCTACAGCATCTGTAAGATCATCTGCAGTTTCTGCTCCTTCAATTGCTTGTCTAGCTCTATCTTCTGCAGCTCTCTTCTGTTCTTGCTCTTGCATAGCCATTTGAGCTTCTACATACAAATCCATTTGCTCTGGATTACGAGACAAGTTCTTAAATGACTCTGAAATACCTGCACGTTTAATTCCAAGATCTCTAAGATGTAGCAATTCAGCTTTGAATTCATCAGCTGTTGCTGCATCAAGCTCTACTTTAGCAGCATAGATCTCATTAAATTGTTTTAAAATATTGTCTTTAAAGTTAACAGAAGCTGCTGCCTTGAACATTGGGTTACCGTTTGAGTCAAGTTCAACATTTCCAACTTTAATTTGGTATTTAATTTCTTCTGGATCTAATTTTGCTAGAGCCGGAGCAAGCTGTACAAGTTTATCGTATTGCTCGTCAATTCTACTGTCGATAGTATCTATATCAAGAAGATTGTGAGTTAAGATTTGTCCGTATGTTCTACGTACAGTATCTTGAATCAATTTATTCTTTTTAGTTTCTTCTGTTTGGAAACTATCTCTAAGCTTAGCTACTAGTGATGTACCAGGGTTAAACTGTGAAAGGATATTATGCACCTGCTCTGAACGTTTGATAGCAGATTGCATTTTATTTTTCGTGTCCTCAATGATCTGCATCTGGGTTTTACCAGTTTGCTGTTCAAGAGTACGGTTCATGTCATAACCAAAAGCTTGCTTGAATTCTTTTTCGTCCATTGAAGCAGCGTCATCAAACTGCTCCATTGCATAATCGATTGCCCCTAATCCATTCATCTTAGCAAAGACTCCGTGGATCAATCTCATACGAGCAGTTTCAGCCTTTAAATCGTTTTGACGTCTTTCAGCTTTTGTAATGCCTTCTCTTTCATTATCAAGATTAGCATCATTAATGTCTTTGATGAATGCTAGGTTTTCAGCACTTTGCTCTGCATTCTCAATAATTTTTTTAATAGCTCCTGAGTTAAGCATCTTAATAGCTTCAGTAGTATTAAGTCCTTTTTGAGCAAGAAGTTTTTTCTCAGCTCCCATAAGACGGCTTACTGCTCCGGTACCACCTCCGACTAATGCTCCAATCAATATGTTCTCTAAACCTTCTTTAGTCCCTATAGTCGATGACAATGCTTTGCTCATTGCAGAAGCCATGTCTCCTGTACCATCATTAAACTTTTCTCCGTAGTAGTTACGTGCAAATTGAGATCCAGCAAACTGGCCGGCTTCTTGAAAACCTTCTTCAGCAGAAGTTTTAAGTACGGGGCCAAATGTTTTTTGAGCTCTGCCGTATGCTTTCCCAAACTTAGAGCTTGCAGCTTTTTCAACCCATTCTTCACCTGCAGTTAATCCTTTTTTCTCAATGTCATACATTGTTTTTTCCCCAACACGAGCTCCTTGCATTGCTTTACCAAACATCAATAAGTTTGTAGCAGTTAGAAGAGGAAGGTTAATAGCAAACGTAGTATTACCTACAGCATTAGCACTTTGCATGATAGCTTCTTCTACATCTGCTGGAAGAGGTTGACCAGGATTTGATGCCTCCCATTCTGCCTTACGTTCTTCAATGAATGAGTTTTTAGCTTCACGAGCTTCAACAGAAGATTCAGCTAATGACATCTGAGTACCAACTGCTAGATGTTTTGTAGCAGTTTTAATTTTAGCATATCTATCTAAAGCTTCTAACCCTTTACCAGCTGATTTAGCATCTTCTACTCCTTTGATAGTTTGATATAAAATCTTTTCTTTACTTCCTGCTTTAGCTGCATTACCTGCAACTTTTGCTAAGTCGTCTGTTACATTAAGTATGTCACCTGCAGCATCTGCAATTTTAGCACCTTGTGCACCTTTTGCAACAAGTGAACCTAACTTAGCAGATAGCCCTAATTCTCCTGTACCAAGCCACATTGTAGCAATAGATCCAAGAGTGTACCCTAAACCTCCAGCAAATTTATCTGCCCAGAAGTTAGCTGTAGCAAGATTGGAAACTAGACTTCCGTTTACCTCTGCCTTGGTGTAGTAGTTTGGGAGAGCTGATTGAGCCCATTGGTTCATTTCATCAACTTGTCTTCCAACAAAGTTGTCGTAGTATGAACCACCAGACATCATAGAACCAACACCTGCTAATACTCCTACTGTATTTTCATACACAGAACCTAATGTAGTAAGACCGGCTTTGCTTAAACCATTCATCCACTTTTGAGTAGTGCTTTGGTTTTGAGCACGTTCTTCATTCCAGTCGTTGAATGGATTTAATGCAACATTGTATGCTGCATATTTTCCAATAGGGTCAGTGTAAACATTAGTTAAGTCTACAGCTTGACCAGCAATATCTAAAGGACTATAGTTACTATATTTAGGGGCTCTATTTTCAAGTTTAGCAGTTCCTCCAGACAATGATTCAAAAGCACCTTTTATAGGGTCACCATCAGGTTTACTTTTATTTACAAAAGATTCTTTTGGTTTTCCTGACAGGTTAGTAAAAGCATTGAGGATTGCATCTGATTCAGCCATATTCTACAAAGATATTAAAATTCTATTGCATAACTCCCAGTATTATTATCATAATAATTGACAATATCTTTTAAGTCTTGAGAGTCTAGTCTATGCTTTTGACTAAGTATTGCTGAGTTTCCTCCAAAGTTTTGCCAGTTTTTATCTACATACCTAATGTAAGGGTGCCCTGCCCCATCTGATTCTACAACCATGTATGCAGGCATACGTCCATTTTCCCCTAAAATTGTAACTTCTCTAGTAGAAACTTCTCCTTTTTTATGCATATCTAATTGTGCAACTATCCCAGCTACTCTGTTTTCAGGAGTATTTAACATTTTGTCTAAGGTCGAGTTACGAATGTACTCACCATCTAAGTGAACTGTTTTGCTTATAGGAGCGTCTTTTGTTCCTCCAACAAGTTTTAATTCATATATGTTGTTAGTCATATTCCATCCAACATCTGCTACTGTAAATCCTGCAAGTTCAGACCCACTAATAGTTGTAGCACCTTCTTTAGTAATATCTGTAAGAGTGAAATCTGCAGTAATAGGTTTATTTACAAAGAAGTTTTGTATAGCAGCTGTTAAATTTTTAGATGCTTCTAAAGTAGGGGCATCAATACGTCCGTAGTTAAATGTAGTAGCAGTTTTAATTTCTCTAAATTGACTGTTTATTTTATCGTTAAATTTACCAGTTAATATGCTTGCAAGATCTTGTGGAACTGCAGTAGCTGAGTAATCAATATTTCCAGCTCCAGCTCCAGTAGACCCTATAAATCCTACTTTTTTACTATCGTATTTAACACCAGGTGCAACGTAATCTCCGTATTTTTCTTTGTATTTGTTCAAGAAGTTTGAGTAATCCTGCCCACCTTGATCACCAAACGTTGATTGCATACGAATATATATCTCTCCAGGTTTTGCCCAAGGATACAATTCTTTAAATGCAGTGTAAGTTTTCCAAGCATCTGGAGCAGCTTCTATAATGTCTCTTTCACTAATAGCTCCGTTAGCTGCAGTAAACATTTGTTGTTGAATAAGAAGAGCTTGGTCTTTATATCCTTTTAAAGTAGCTCTCTCTAGTTCCAAAGATTTTGGAGATAAAGTAGCTACGTAGTCTGGGTTATTTAATTTTTGTTCAAGTGCATATGCTGATGCAAATGCATTTTTCATGTTAGTAGATTTTTCATCTAACGTAGCCCCATTTCTATCAGCAAGACTAACTTTACCCATAACTTGAAGACTTTGATTAGCAAGTTCCCACTCTCTGTCTTTAAGATATGTTTCAGAAAACTCTTTACTTCTTTCAGTACTTTCACTTCTTCTAATTTTCTTCTCTCCGTATGATTGATAAGGAGCTATAATTTCGTCTTCATACTTATTTTTAACGTACTCGTAAGCCAGTTTTTCATCTGCTGCAACTTTTGTAACTTTTGCAATCTCAGCAGTTAATGCTTCAATTTGAGTTTTAATCTGAACTCTTTCTCCACTTTTAAGACTAGGGTCATCAAGCTTTGCAGTAAGTTGTCCAACTACGTTTGAATAGTTATCAGCCATAGATGTCACAGTTGCAGAAGCTCCTTCAGCTTTAGTAGCAGCATAAGCTTTCATATCTGAAAATTGATCTACGTATGCTTTTACATCTGGTTCAGAAAGTACAGCATCAATTATATCTTGAACATCTTCTTTTCTAATTTCAACTACTTCGTTTTCTGTGGTAAACTTATACATGTTACCTTCTCCGGTGTAGCCAGTAATTCTACTTTTAAATTTCTCAGGTTCAAGAATAGCTAATCTAGCTTGAAGCTTCTCCATGATTTTAGGATCTTTTACAGCAGTCGGAGCAGAGAACATTGATCCTTGCTTTACTCTTCCTGTAGCCTCGTCCATTTCAAACCCTTTATATCCCTTTACCATGTAAGAAGGGAATAGGTTTGCATACTCTTCGTTAACATCTCCTTTCTTAACACTTTCTTGCAACTCAGTCATAGCTGTTGCATAACGAGTATAGTTCTCTTTGATAGGAGCATATTTACGAGAAAAGTCTTTGGCTTCTTTATGAATTACAAATCCTAAATTTTCAAAGTCTCCACGATTAGCAATCTGTGCAAGCTTCTCATCTAACTGAGCTTGCAATTCTTTCTTCTTCATCATATCGTTTTCAAAAGGTAAAGCAGCCTGCATTTGATCTACGGCCATAGCCAGTTGATCATTTGTTTTAAAGGCCTCCATATAACGATTATGGAGAGTTTCCCCTATCTCTATAGACTTTGGGTCTACATACTGACTTACATATTCACCAAATTTATACGGCATGGTATTTTATTATATCGATTGTTTAGCTGTAGTATTTCTTTTAGTAGACAAATCACCTAGACGAGATGTGTATTTTCTACCCATTCCACCAAATCTTTTCTCCTCTTTGTCATCTGCTAAAACTTGTACTACTTTATATCCTAAGTCAGAAGCAATTTGTTGAAGTTCTGCTTCTGATTTTTGGTACACAGGGCTTTCTGGATTCTTAGCTTGCTTTCTTAATTGCTCCATTATCTCGTAACGGTTAAGTGACCCAGTTTTATCTAGACCTCTTGCAATTCTGTATTGCATATCAAGCTTACGTTGATCCATTGACATCCCAGCAATGTCTTTACCAAGAGCTTCTGCAACTCCCAAGTTTCTTTCATCCATGTATTGGTTCTGATTAATATCAGCCATCATGTTTGCTTTACTTGTTTCAAGTTGTGCAGCTTGGTTTCTTCCAGCAACTTCAGCAGCTATCTGTGCTTCTGAGTTTTTAATTGCTCTGTTTTCAGCATCTTGTCTTAAAGAGATTTTAGAAATCTCATCAGCAGTTTTAGTTGCTACACTTTGCATAGCAATGATTTTACCAGGACCTAAGTTTGTATTCTTTAGGTAGGTATTCATGGCATTTTGCTGACGACGTGCATCTTCAATTTCTCCTGACTTATCTACTCTTGCAAGACTTGGGGCAGTTACAGATTGAGCTGCAGCCATAGCATTTGTTTTCTTATACGGTTTAAGCATTGCATAAGCTGGACCTGCTAACTGTGCTAATCCTCCAAGGAACCCAGGATGTTCTTCTAACCAAGTTTTACTTAGATCTAACTTTCTTTCTGGATCTTTAGGAAGGCTTCCTGGCTCTCCATTATCTTGAGGTCTAAAGTTGTAATCTAAAAGTTCTTGTCTTAAACCATCTTGAACTTTAAAATCTGTTTTTGTAGAAAGGGGGAATGGTACAGGTTGATTTGTTTTAGGATCTCTAATATAATCTCCAGTCTCAGCATCCATTCTATATTCAACAAGTTGGCCATTTAACATAAATCCGGTGCTAGGCTCATTTGTAGGGCCTATTGGAAGATCGTAATTTTGCATATCTGCATATGTAAAATCTTTGCTTTTTTTCTTTTTTACAGGATCTTTCTTTTTACCACCTCCAGCATATTCTTGCATACCACCAGTTCTAGCAATCTGTTTAGGATCACGACCTGCCTGCTCTTCTTGTTGACGAGCTAAGTCTTTTATAATGTTTTTTTTTGAAATAGGGTCTAAAGACGGATTGGAAGCAATAGCTTTATGTGCTTGAGAATACGGCTCTCCTTTTGGTGTTTTTAATACACGAGAGAAGAAGTATTGGTTTCCGTTAATCTTAGTTCCAGTTTCTTTATCTTCTACTTCAGTATATTTATCAAGCTTAATTCCTCCTTCTTCATGGGTGTTCCCCACATATTCAACATCGTTAGAGTTTGGGATAGGTTTAATCTTTCCACCTTGTGCATAACGAGTTCCCCCAAGGTCTTCATAACTTCCTCCAAATTCATAGCAGTTAGGGTCTATTGCTCCACCAGCAGCATATTTACTTACTTCCTCACAATGTTTATTTATTTGCCTTTGAAACCAATCTGTACCTGTTTGTCTTTTGCTGTGGTCACCTCCACGGTTGGCTTTACTTTTTTTAGTAAATAAACCACGAAGACTTACACCACCTCCACCAGAACTTTGTTCTTCCTCAACAGGCCTTTCTTGTCTAAAGCCTAAGTCTTGATCTCCTTCCATTAAATCGTTGTTAAATTTATTTAACATTCGAGTTCCTGGACGTTTAGGATCTGACTGATAATGATCGAAGAAAGTTCCAGGGTCTCTTCCTGCATCTACACGACGTTGCTCTGCTGGAGAAAGAGGCATTTGTGGATAAGGAATTCTATCTTGAAGTGTATGAGGATCAGCAGAATCAATATCTACTCTACGGGCTTTTGCCCAATCCATATTGTACTGTTGTTTCTTTTGCTGGTACTCTTGTTTAGCTTGTCTTTTAGCACTTTGCTCGTCAAACGAATTGTACATTTCTCCAGAAGCTTTGTCTCCTTCAGGTGCAGCAGCGGGAGTAGTAAAGTAGTTAAATTGTGAAGTGGCTTGGGCTACTGGATCACATGCTCCTGTTGCAGGATTGTAAGTAGTACCTGGAGGACATTCTGATCCACCCATTGCATACTTACTCATACCACCGTAACGAGCCATTTGACTCCCACCTCTGTAGGCATCCATCATTTTGCTGTCAATAAAAGCATTGTTAGCTGCAGCCATTGGATCTGTATTAGCCATAGCAAGGTTGCCTGCTTCTTCTGCTGTTTTTTTATTATCTTTTACAGTATCATAAATACCATATCCAAGTCCAGCAGTTGCTCCTACTAAAGTACCTACAGGTCCAAGCATTGAACCGTATCCAGCAAACTGTCCAGTTTTAGCCATTATGTTACCTACACCATATCTGTTTCTTTCTTTCTGAGTGTAAGTAGCAGCATTGTTATCACTACCAGTATTCTTAATTATTTCTCCACCAATAGCTAAGGCTGCTGATACAGGCTGGCCGTAAGAAGCTACTCCTGACATGAAAGATCCAGCTGTTTTAGCTGCAGTTGTTCCTACAGCAGCTCCAGTAGATGCAAGATCTACTCCTGCGTCTCCAGCTATCATTGCATTTGTACCAAACTCTTTAGTTGCAGTAGTTGCTGTATTCTTAGCAATTTGACTAGCGGCTAACTCAGCAGCTTTCTTTGCTGCTCTTTCTTGAAAAATGTCTTTACCAGTATTAAGTGCAAGCTTACTTAGCTCCATACTAGATTGTTTGATAGCAGCTTCTTGCTGTTCTTTTTGCCCTTCGTTAAGTTTTTTTAATTCGTCTTGAGTTTCTTTCAAAGATTGCAAAGCAACGTTTTGAGTTTTACCTGCCTCATCTGCTGCAGATTGCCCTAGGTAATATGAAGCTTGTGGAGCCTGAGAGACTCCACTTAAGTTATATCCAGCTAAAGAATACTTCTTAACTTTCTTTAGTGCAGGTTTTTGTTGTTGTCTACTAATTAGTTTTTTGGCCATAATGGTAAGGTTTATCTACTCGTAGTACGGTAGTTAGCTTTAGCTGTATACAAATTTATTAAATTTTGAGCTCGGTTGTTAGAAATTAATCGTATTCCTAAGAATTTATCTATGAACTTTCTTTGCTCGTACCAAGGTTTGGCTGTGTCTAAGTAAAGAGAATTTACAATTCCTTCTGACGTAAACATAGGAGTTGATCCCCCTGGAGCATACGTTCCTGTATAAAAGTCACCATTAACATTGATTTGGTTTTGAGCCAAAGTTGTGTTGAAATTTATTTTTGACAAATCTCTAAAGTCATTAAATATCCAGTTGTGATCAACTTTTCTAATGTTTTTAAGATACGTTAGATCCCTAACTCCCGAGATTTGTTCTGTAGTGTAAACATAGAAACTAGTGAATCCAGGATTTAGAGTTGTAGTTACTTTAGAGATGTTATTAGCATCTGCTTTATACGTTTCTAAGAAGTAAGTGACAGCTGAATATAGTTTATTATCACTCTTAGTAGTTGAAACAGCCCCCGTTTTAGACGTAGATACATCCCCAGTAGATATAAATTCAAACTCAAAGTTAAATACAATACCATAAAAATTACCAGGATTAACATAATCATTATGTACATAAAACTTTGATGCAGGTATTGAATTAAAGCTGTACAGATTTTTAGTATTGAATGCATAAAGTGGTGGTATGTAAGAGTGTCTGCTAGCCCAAGCCCCTGTATCTAAAGATAATGAAATTGTCCAACCTCCTTTGTTAAAATTAACCCCTTCTATAAGAGATATTGGTCTTTTATTTTTATCAACAACTACTCCTGTAGAGACTAAGATGTTTCCTGCAGCAAGTTGTGATTCAAATGTAGCTGTAGGAACAAGATCACGTTTAGTTATGATAAGTCTTTTTAACAGTGGGTCATAAGTAACAAGGTATCCAAAGTTATTTGTTGGGGCATCTAGGTTTATCCCAGCAAGAGATGCACCATAGTTTTGTAAAGCAAATGGTACATTCTCTCTAGCCCAAGTTGATAATCCAAGGTCAGTTAAATCTTGTACTTTGTCTGTAATTAAGAAGATTTTTCTAGAGTTTCTAGAGATAAACACGTACCCATCTTTGGTTACTAAGGCTCCCATTTTATTGGTTAATCCCATGTATCCGTCTGTAGATTGCACAAACTCATCAGGCTCTTGTGCAAACAAATCACCTGAACCGATGTATGCCTGAGATGCATCAGCTAACTCAAGGTTTTGTTTACCTTTTGTTTTGAACAAACTCTTTTCAGTATGAATGTAAATCAATGCATTCAAGTTAAAGATGTTTGTAATAGACCCTTTGTTTTGACCAAAGTCTTTAAGATCAATTGCTAAGAAATAACGGTAAGTATCTATAAAGTTTCCATCTTGTATTATTGACCTAATTACACGATTAGGGAACAAGTTAGTAGATTTGTCTTTCTTTGGGTAAGGTATTGCTACTCTAATATCCTGTAAAGCAGAATAGTGATCTTCGTAAAGTATGTTTTCTTTTTTAGTAAGGTCGTGTGTAGGAGATCTCCACAATACATCTGTAGCAGTATATTTATCAAAGTACATACTATCAGCTGTGCTTACTCCTTTTTTTGAATCTCCACAATACCGGAAGTTGATATTGTCATCAGATTCTATTATTATTTGATGTAAAGTTGCATGTGGATTCCAATCAGTGTTTTCCCCATCACCTCTCCAATTGTCAATATTTATAATGTCTTCTGAGCTTGTAACAAAATTTTCCCCAGTATTAAAGTTATATGCAGTAGTAGACCCTGTGTTTTCAGAAGGATCGTCGTCATCAATATCTCCACCTGCAAATCCTATCTCTTCTCCGTATGCAGCTTCTCCTCTAAAATATTTAAAACCATATCTTTGAGATGTCATTCTGTAACCATACCTACAAATGTAAGTATCTCCACCAAAAATGTCAGAAGTTCTTACTCCTGTGTAGTAATTAGTTCCGTCTACATCCCCACCTGTAATTATGTTAACTAGTAATGTAGATTTATAAAATCCAGTCCACACTAACCTTTGAGCATCAAACGGTTCAAATACATCTGTTTTAGTTGAACATAAATTAGCTATATAAACATTAGGTCTGCCAGTTGTTACAGGCCCGTTTTGAGCATTCTCTACATTTACTTTTCTTAAAAATGCAAAATCTTCTCCAAGTAAGTTTATGTTTGTACCACGTAAAGGAGGTATGCCTGATTTTAAACCAAGTACAATTGAACTTTCTCCACTTAAATTTAACAAATATGTAGCCCCTTTAAATGCCGTAGAAGAACTGTTTTTAAGAATTGACATTCCTGCCAAGTAACTTGCACTATCAGGATCTAGTGGGAATATAGTTTGATTTACTCCTAAATAACTTTGGTTTCCAGTTACTCCAGCAACACTTACTCCATAATCATTTGCACCACTGGCTCCAGGTGGGCTATATTTTGCAGCTACCATTAATAAACCATATGCACTTGGAGTACTGTAAACTGACGTATCATCCGATGTATTATCGTAATTGTCTGTGTTTGCTAGAGTAGAGTTTATCCATTGATATTCTGATTCTCCACTTCTAAATTGTGTATAATAAGTACTAGAATCAAAGTTTCCTTCACCATCTATATTTCCAGGTTGTATACCCTTATGCCTTCCCCTCCATTGATGCATTGTTGCAACGTATTGCAAATCTATGTGAGTTGCTTGCCCTAAACTTTTTTGAGTTCTAAGTAAATTAAAATCATGGAATTTAAATACTGATTGAGCTGCTACATTATCATTGTAGGTACTTGCCCAAGGATAATTTGTATAAGCAAACGAACCTGAATATGGAAGAGCACCCATTTGCCACATATGGTAATATGGTCCAAACATAGCTGTTTGCCTTTTATTATATAAATTTCCAGATTTAATCCATTCGGATGGATGCAACCCACTTTGTCCTATAATTGTTTTGTCTCCTTGATTTCTTTTTGCATAATACACTTTATAACCTTGCACTTGCTGAAGAATAAATTTAGGAATTTTTAAATTTTCAAGTTTGAATCCTAATATTCTAACATTTTCGTTAAATTTAGTTTGTGCACTTGTTGAAACAGATGAATTGGCAAGTGTGGGAAAAGAAAAATCTATACTAGTTACTAATGTAGAAAATGAAAGATTATGATTAGAAGGCATTTTGTGATGCCTAACATTTAGATTTCTTATAGATCCTGAAAGCACTGGAGATCCTGCTCCATCTACACTATAAATATCAAAGTCTGGAGAGTCTGGGTAAGTTTCATTTCTATTTTCCCAATATCCTGTACTCTGAGAAACGTATAAACTTGTATCTAAATATTGATACATTAACCCATTTGGGTTTGTTTCTATAAATTCTACAGGATTAAATCCTGAAACATCAACATTATTTAAAGGGCCGTTTTCCCAAGATTTAACTACATTACGTCCAGGAATGTGGTATGCATAACTTTCTGTACCATCTTTAAATATAAAAGATATATAGAATGAGTATACTTCTCCTCTTCTATAACTTTTTTCTTTAAACAATCTATTTATATTTCTATACCCTCTGTCTTTTCCATTTTGAACTAGGTAAGTTACTGCAGAAATATAGTTATAATCCGTTGGAAAAGGGTAGTCTACATTTTTTGAAACGGCAGCATATCCTACATTAATGTTATATATATCATAAGCTCTCGGATCGAATTCTAGAATATTTTTTGTAACGGCTTGCAACCGTATTCCGTTAGCAAATCTTTGAAAACCTAGGTCTTTTCTTCCAGTTAAGTTTGCGGCATACATTCTGTTATCTAACTGTGCAATAGATTTTGCACTGAGGTAGTTAACTTTATCTAATACTGAATCTTCTACTGTGGCTTTATCTACTTGCTCTAAACCACTATATGTAATGCTTATAGTTGTAGTTTTAATTTCTACAAATTCAAGTTTGTATACAAATTGAACTTCTCCTATTTTTTGAAGTACGTATGGTACAATATATTTATAGTCAATGTTTAAACTTGTTAAATCCCATTTGATAGATTTGTTTGTTTCAACTCCACCTGGAGCTCCTCCAATCATTTCAAATGGGATGTAACTTTCTGAAGATGGGTGAACGTACACTGGATTAGCCATCCCTAAAACGTTAGTTTCAGTGAAGTCTTTGTCTGCATATGCAACTGCTAAATAGTAAGCCCCTGTTACAACTCCACCACCCTCTATTATAGAAGCTGCATTAAATTCAGGAATTCTACCAGAGTCCATAAACATGTTAAGCATGGTTATGTTTTGTCCTGTAAATGTATATAATTTGTTTGGGGTACCTCCAGTACTTAAAAAAATCTGTTGTCTTGTAACATTAAACACTCGTGGAGGATTATAGTACTCTGGGTATTCAATCTTAGTTACAGGTTCTACTGTGAACTTGTATTTGTTATCAGTAAAGTACACAATGATTTCTCCTGTAGGAGAAACTCTGAATTCCCCTGTAATAGGGTTGTCTATATCAAAGTTTAGATGCCCAGTTAGTTCTCCAGTATTTGTTGTAAGTAAAGCAGATAAAACATTTGTGGAGGTATTTACAAGGAAAATACTTGAAGTAGATGTTGGAGTACCAGCTTTGTTGGCAAAGATTATAAAGTTATCATCAGGAAGAGCAATCTGGCCAACAGGTAAATATCCAGTTGGAAGACTTGCTACAAGTTTGTTTCCAAATTCATTGCTAATAGCTCCTTTATTAATGTCTACTACAGCATTAAGTGCATCTCTATATGTACCGTCGACCTGATCTGAAAGACCAGTATCTTTGTTCATTCCCTTTAAAAACTTTAATTCTGATGCCATAGTTTTAGTATTAGAAGTATCCTCTTCCGTAAGCTCCTCTGTTCAATTCTTCTCTTGTTCCTAAGTTCTCGAAGAAGTTTGCATGTCTGTTCAAGTTTGGGATAAGTCTAACCCACTGGTTCATGAACGATTCGTACTTATCGATACTTGGGAAGTTAGCTTGATTACGTGCCTGAGTACAGTAGTATTTCCACTTAGTATCTGCAAAATTGTAATCAATTCCATTCATAGCTGGGGTATATCCTCCTAATAACATTTGCTTGTAAATATACCAAAACATAGCCTCTTTAAAACTGATGTCGTCTGGTACCATTGGGTAACAATCCTCATCTACTGGAAATGCTGTGTAGCTAAAACAAACTGCTCCTGTTTCAAATGAAGTATTAAGATAATCTCCATTAATTGTATAGGTATCCTTTGATTTAGCAAACTTGTTTTCACATTGTTCACAGTGAAGTCCAATAGGGAAATTGTTTGTCCCGTACTGCAATGGTGATAGCGGCTGTCCCGATGAAAGGTAAAGATTTTCAATTACTGAAATCCTTGAGTTTAACTGCCGTAGCTGATAATTAAATGCTACAGCATCGTTTGGATTAGCTAAAATAAGTTCGTTTAATTCTTTTACCTGAGCCAATAACTCAGTCAATTCAGTCGTCATTGACGGACTGATTGTGTTGTTGATAGCCACTTGATTGATATAGTACAAGTCAGCTGGCATAACAGTTTTAAAGTCTTTAATATGTAAAACACATCCTTTTTGAACAAGCTGTGGGGCAGAGCCAATATGCTCTAGAGCCTCTCCAGTCCATTCAACAGCATCATCAATCCAGTTATCTCCAGGGGGTTTTAAGTCCCTCATAACTTTACGAATGATTACTTTGCTAGATACGTTTTTATAAATCATGACTAATTATTTTTTGTCGGTGTATATTTCTTGAACCTTAAATAAGCAATGTCATCTTGTTTTAAAAGAGCTGTTAACTTCTCTTTATTACCTTTCAATCCTCTAGAGGCGTCAAATCTGTAAGCAGTTTTGTTAGCCACCTTTGCTTTATGCTTGGTCCAATGGAACTTACAGTAATACTTGTCAGTATAATATATGTGCCATTTTTGTCCTTTTCCTGTTGCACTATCGTATAACTCTACACCTTCTTCTTCTAGTTCTTTTTTGTACTTGTTCGTCTCAAGCCAATCAATTGACATTGCTCTTGGATCTCTTTCTACCCTTCTTACTGATAATGTTCCGAGGTTGTTTTGCATATTGAACTCATGCCCGTCAAGGAGAGATTCGAATATGGCAATGTTAAACTCGGAACATATATCAGAAAAGGTTTCAAAATCAATTTTATCTTCTGCAGTTTCTAGGTAGTCTTTATAAATAGTTTTTAACGTGTGTGATTTGGTTTGCTGCACGTTTATTTCTTTTTACCTTTAACTTTTAGTTTATCAAGCATTGTCTCAAACATGCTTCCTCCAGTTTTAAAACTTGCTCTGCTTTGTTTAGCTTTTTCTTTTAAATCTCTTTTTGAAGAAGAGCTTGACTCATTAATAGTTAATCTGCTAGGATTATCTACTGTTTTATACCCATTTTCACGAGTAACTTTTCCATTTCTATTAGCTTTGGCTGATGAAACATATGGTACGGAATTACCGTCATATTCACCTTTTGAATTTTTATCTTCTTGGATGTATTTTTCTCTGCTAGCTGAAGAGCTTTTTAAGTTTCCAGCTCTATCAAATTTTTTGCTGTAAAAGTTGTTTGTATCTGAAGTACCTGTTTCTGGATTAAAAGCATCTGTTTTTACTCCACTTTGTCTAGCTACAGTACCGTTTTTTCTTGTAACGGTTTTATCGTAATCTAAACCTGATCTGTTTTCTGTTACAGTTTGCCCAAGAAGATTTTTTCTAGTAGTAGTACCATCACCAGGACCACCCATTTCATACTTTCCTCCCATCATCTTTTTTCCTACACCTCTTCCTTTAAGAACATCGGCAAAAGTTGTTTTACCATCTCCGTTAAGATCTGGGAATCCACCTTTTTTGTACATTCCTCCCATCATTTTTTTCTTCATAGGAGGTTTAGTTCCTGGAGCTCCAAACTCCATTTCTTTAGACTCTTCTAGAAAAGACTCTTTATTCATCATTTTTTTCTTAGGGGCTTTGCCTCCTTTCTTATACATTGAGTTCATGTTTTCTTCTTTTTTTATTTTAGATTCTTGTTTTAACATTTCTTTAGTAGGCTCTTTGCCAGAACCCTTGTTAGCTCTTATATTATCCCAAAGCCCTCTTTTAGAGTATGACCCGTCTTTTCTTTTAATCATTTTGCTCATCTTCTTCTGGTTTATTAAGTAATTGTCTTTCTTGTCGTGCTTTTAATGCTCTTTCAATGTTGAACCAAATCAAAGTAATACCTCCGACTATTCCTATAATCCAAGTTATACTATTTGTAAACATAGCATATGATATTGTAGCCCATGCTACGTTTAATCCTGCCCATTCCCCGTATTCGGTTATTTTGGTTGTGTCAATGTTAAAAGCCATTTTATTAATTGTTACCAGTTACTGCAACTTCCACAGTTCCAGATTCTAAGTGATTTGTTAATTCTTGAGTTAGGGTCATTTGCTGTTTTAGAGCTAGTAAGTTTGGCTTTCATCCCACACATTCTAGAACAGAATGAGTTTCTCCTGCTACCACCTTTAGGTTGAGGAGCTTTTAAGTTAGATCCAGGGTTAGATTTTTCGTAAGACTTTCTGCCTTTTTCGTTTAAACCTCCTTTTGGATTTTTACCTTCTTTATTTTGCCAAGCTGCCATAGTCACAAAGTTAGTTAAAATTTTTTATTCTTGAGCAGGTTGTTGTGCAGTTTGTGGTGCTCCTCCAGTTAAATCTTGACCACGATCAAGACTAGTGTCAGAGAATGTTCCAGCCAACAATCTAAGTTCTCCATTCATCATACCCTGAGTAATACCCTGAACCATATCCATAGGCATAGGGAACTGGCTTGCACCACTATAGCACACTTGGCCTTCACAATCAATGAATTCAGCAACTTCTTCTGGGTCTTCAAATATTCCACGAATGTTTACAGTAGACATACCGTTAGGATTAAGGACATACAAGTAGTCCTCAATCATAAATGCTTTAGCATTTTTGCCAGTAAATTTATCTGCTGAAATGTAGTTAGCCTCAAATGGTTTAATCATTTGAATACGGCCTAATCCTGATACATCTCCTATGTAAGTGATGGCTTCTTCAAAGTTAAATCTTACTGTTCTTGGGATCTTTTTTATGCTTCTATAAGCTTGGCATTTTAAATCGATGTTGCAACATTTTGATAAATCAACTTGTTTAAGTTGCACACATTTTAAGTCTTGTTCTAAGTGACGAGTTACTAGACCATTTCTTGCATAGTCTCTACGTATGAATACAGCACGATAGTGCTTAACGTTAAATTTGATTTGAGCCAAGGAGATCATTTCATCCTGTGAGCTACGGCCACCTCTAAATAGATTTAAAAGGTTAAACGAAATTTCATCTAAAGTCATCTTTCTGTATTTTATCTAACATTGCTTTGTAAATATCCTTCAAGTCCTTCGTCGTGATTCCAAATGAATGCCTGAGCTGCTCTTAATGCTTGATATCCCATCTTCTTATGCCACTCATCTAGAGCACATATTGAAGGAAGAAATCTTACTTTAACACCTCGGTATTCGTTTACCTGTTCTTTATGGTAATGTCCACAATGAGCTTCTCTAAACTCAGTTGCTGCAAACATTTCCGGTTGCTCAGTAGCCATTATTAGTGGCATATCTGAAGGTTTTTCGTTATCTCCGTGGGTAAACATTATCATGTTTTTCCCGTACTTGTAATATTTTCTTGGCATTGTAGAGTTATCTACAGTAACACTTGGGTCGTTTCTATACCACCCGGCTAGGACATCCCCAGCATAAAACATTCTCTCGTAATCATGGTTTCCCGATACAACAATGATATCGACTGGAGCCACATCTTTCAAGAAATCTACTGCTCTAACTATTAGAGTCCAGTATCCTTTAAATGATTCTTTCCATCCTACAGTATCGTGTTGAGGGGTACCTTTTGTTGTAGCCATTCTCATTCCGTCTGTGTTCATCCCATCGTTTCCAATTGGGAGAAGAATCTTTTCGATATTTATCCCTCGACCTTTAGTAACTAAATCCTCAATTGTATCAAGGAATTGTTTCTCCATCTCTTCTAGGGTAATATCTGTTAACTTTCCATAATGAATATCAGGTAAAGAGATCTCTAAAGTTGACTTCACTTTGTAGTCAACTCCTCTGCCTTTAGTTATAACTCTAGCTTTAGGGCTATAGCTGGCTGCAAATTCTTCAATGTCTTTTTGAATTTCTTCTGCTGACCTATCATTTTTGGTAACTACAGAGAACCGTTGTTCTCCTTTCATATTCTGCCAGTATTTAACGGAATTGACCATTGAGTGATCAATCCCGTTTTTATCTAAATACTGTTCAAATTCTGTAATAACATTATCAGAATCGTTAGATACTTCAACTGTTACAACTTTTCTATTAACTTCTCTACTCTTTGCTCTTGCAATTTTTAATGCTGCAGTGGCGTCATGTAAACTAACTTTAAATTTTCTAGCTACTAAAGCAGGCCCTTTTTTTAAGAACCATGGCCTGGCCGTTAATGTCTGGGTTAGTTCTAGTAGAGTCATTATGCTACATATAAATTGATTTGGCAAGTTATAGACACTATTGGGATAAACCCTCCAGCCCCATCTGATATTGGTATTCCAGTTAGTTTATAGTCTACAACTTCTACAGACCATGTTGCTATTCCGGCCGTAAAAGCTGCGTTTATATTAGTAATTGCAACTCCTACAATTGAAACTATTCTATTTCTTATAATAGTTGCAGCATCATAAGAAACTGAACTAGCATCTTCCATAATTGCTATAAACGTATTATCAAATATACCAGGAATAGTAGTAAGATGTGAAGATGGTGGTTTTTGGTTTGCAAGCTTTAAAGAGTTGCTTGAAACAGTTCCAGAATTATTAGCCCAAACTCTGTTTATAGCTAGTCCTTGACTTACTTTTGTTAAAGTGTTATCAAGTAAGTTGTCAGTTGTAGTAGGATAAGGCATTATATTAATTTATTAGTTTTGAAATCATTTCAAGTTGCTCGGCATTAAGGTCTTCTGGAAGAATTTTTTCATTGATCATTTTAAGTTCAAGAGTAACTTCTTCGTCAAGTTTTGCTTGCACTGCAGCTAATTGCTCTTTACGAGCTTCAACTAGTGAGGCATTTTCTTCTTCTAACTGCTTTAACCCTTCTTCATTTTCTTCTTTTATAAGTTCTTGAGCCTTTAATGAAAGGTCAATAAACTCTTGTGAAGGAGTAGCCATTGCTTCTAACTCATCTAATTGCTCTCTAATAACTTTAGAGTTAACTAGATTGATAGTAGCATACTTAACATTTTTAACATCTTTAGTTTCGTTAAAAACCTGAAACATGTTTAAAAATTCTCTTTTTGTCCCAGTGATGTTCACACCGTTTCTTTTTACTTGTAACATATAACTATTTGTATTGGTTTACTATTTATTCTGCTGTAGCATACACTCTGATCCATGCATCTACACCGTTAATTTGTACTTTAATTGCTCCAGTCTTAGCCCCAGCTGCCGCAGTTGAACTAGACAAAGAGTTAGCTGATGCTGCTCCACTAGTTCCTGCAAAGTTAGTGAAAGCTCTTGTAGTTGATGAGGCACTTTGAATTACTATTCCATCTGTACCTGTAGCACTTGGTCCAGGAATAATTGCAATGTCTCCTCCTGCTCCTGAACCAGTAGCTTGGCCCCCAGTTATTACCACTGCTCCAGCACTTCCATTTACACTATTTCCACCATATAGTCCTGCTGCTCCACCAGTTCCTGTTGAAACAGCTGCTCCTCCAGAAAGTGTTGCAAGACCAGCAGTAGCTGTTCCAGTGCTATCTCCTGCTGTAAGAATAATAGGTCCTCCAATTACGTTGGCTCCTGATCCGTCTGCTCCATCTATAATTAAAAATCCTGGAGTGGCAGAAGACCCCATTGATATATATTGAGTATTGCTGCCGTTTAAAGCAATACTATTGTTTATGTTTAAATCGTAAGTGTAAAAAGCTGTTGGAGTTGATGAACCAACAAACACTCTTCCTGATGAATCTACTTTAATACCTTCGTTATTTCCGTCACCACTAATCCAACCTGTCCCGTAAATGTTATAAGTCGAAGCATTTAAATTAGCAGTCAATGTGCTTAAGTTAGCAGCAATTGTAATAGCTCCAATACCATTGGTAATTGTAACGTTTGCTCCTGCAGTTAAGGTAGCTAATACTGGGCTAAGGCCTGTACGTCCGATTGGAATTTGACCATCAGTTGCAACTCCTAATGCCGTTAAAGCTGAAGTTCCATTACCTACATACAAGCTATTGCTTGTTAAAGTAGCTAGACCGGTACCACCGTTAGCAACAGGTAGTGTTCCTGTTACTTCAGAAACTAAGTCAATTGTACCAGATATAAATGCTGATGTAGCGTTATTACAAAGAGCTAGGTTAATGTTTGCAGGGTTAACCTGAAGAGTAATGTTATCACTTGCAGTAGCAACTGTTAGCAAAGCATCTAAAGACTTTATCCCTTTAAAGTTTAGATTGTTTTTAGTTGTTACACTTATAAACAAAGACTCACTACCCGTTCCTACTGTAGTTACCGTAGGAAATAAATCTTGAGTTAAAAACTTGTAGTTAGTTACAAGAGCTGAGTTAGCTATTAATAGGTAGTCGTTTGCCCCGACACTTGTTTTAGCTAATGCTGGTAATGAAGTAATAGTTGCCATTTCTTTATTATAAGTTTATGTTTCCACCGTTTTCTAGTGTAATTTCTGTTACACCATCTTCAGCAAATAGTCTATATGTAGTAGCTGCTGCAGCAGGTGCAGCAACAAGAGTTGAAGTAATACAATCTTTGCAAAATCTTGAGGCAAAATCCACAAAACTTTGTAAATGACCTACAGGGCTAAGAGCTGTAGCAGAAAAATTTGACTGAATCATTCCTGGGAATTCAGTCTCATCAAATATGCAGTCAAGACCTATAGTAGAAGAATTCTTTAAAAGATAAGTGATTAACTCTAATTTTAGTAAATCAGAATTACTATGCTTCATTCCCCCAACAAGTCTATTATGATATATAGTACCTTTAGTATCTAAACAAGATTTGTAAGAATCTAGCAAAGTTCCAAAAGCTACAGTATTAATTGAGGTAGGAATGTATCCCATTTTATATATTTTTAGCAGCCACAGCCACAAGTTTCATCACAGAAACTTTTAGCAGTTTTGTACTTATTAATTGCATCGGTAATGTTGCTATTTATCACAGCATATTTTGCTGATTCTGATAACAAATGAATTTTTTCGGCTTTTCTCAAGTCGTCATCACATTTACTGCAATTGCATGCACAATCTATTGAGGTCTGTAATAGATTTGCAACACAGCAATCAAGCTCACAAGTTCCAATTAAGTATGCTCTAGGAGCATTTGTAGCTCCTATATCTTCTAATACTGTTAAAACACCACTTAAAGAAATCATGCTAGATGTAACAGTCCAAGTGTTTCCTACTACTCCTCCTGCAATATTTGCATAGATAGTTGCTCCAGATATTTCATTAGTTAAAAGATCTGCGACACCAGGAGCTGATGAATACACCAATGTTAGTGTTTTACAATCTGCTGACAATGTGGAGCTGGTTAAAGTAGCCATTGGAGATTAATTTAAGTGTAAAGATAATAAAAAGTAGGGGATTGCTCCCCCACTTTTTAGATTTAGTTTAAGATTAGACAGTCTGTAATACAAACTCCTGAATTTGTTGCTCATCAACTCCAGCTGCAATACCAAGTGCAGTACCAATAGTTCCAAGTGTAGCTAAAGCAGTAGAAGAAGTTCCTACGAAAATCTTCAATGTGTTAATTTCACCTGCACGAGCAATACCTGTAGAACTTGGCCAATCATGCTTGTACTGAATTTCAATCATATCGTACTTGTATCCAGGTTGAGCATAGTCAACTTGAGCTACAGGGAAGTACATACGGTTGAAGTTACCATAACGAGCACGTTGTGATTTCTCTGCAGAAATTACTTGAGTGTAGTTAGTAGCAGGAGTAGTACGAGAAGGGGTAACAGTTCCAGCTGCTCCACTTGCATCAGAATTCTGAACAACTACATCAAATTCAACACCTACATGACGAGCAGTCATAACCAAAGTGGTAGTACCACTTGTAGAGAAGATTGCATTCAAAGTAGGGTTAGCAGCAATTGCATTTTTTACAAAAGTAACAGCAAGAGTAGGAGTAGCAGTAGAAACTACTGGAATCTCAACGTTGAAGATCTGGCGACCTGCAGCAAAGTTACCAATCATTGGGAATACTTTTGCAGCTCCGGTAGTATCCAAGTTAGGATTAGAAGGGTTTGCAAAAGACTCATAATTGGTAGGAGCAGTACGAAGTGCAATACGAACCATTACGTTCTTAGTTGTACCCATTGCTGGAGTACCTGCAGGATCCCAAGTTATAACTGCATTTGATTGAGCATCAAGTGCAAAACCGTTGTAGTTAATACGAACGATGTTAGCAACATCGATGATCGGGGTAGAGATAATATTACCCAATGTTTGCTGAGTAAATTGAACTCTTGTTACTGCAGTAGTAGCAAGGTCTGTTGCAAAGTAATCAGCTGCATCTACATTGTAGATTCCCATTTTAGTAGCATTTGCTGTAGCAGCAGAAGTGTTGAAAGCAACACCAGCAGCCAATAGGGCTGTGTCATGTACTACGAACACTTGAGATAAATTAGACGGTCCCATTTTTTTAATTTTTAGGAGTTAAACACACATTATTTAATTATTCACTCTCCAATGTTTCCATTGACTGAGTTTGATACCTTGGGTCTTGAATACCTTCCAGTATGCTTTTTATAGTCATTTCAATTATTTCGTGATGAGTGTGAACAGCTAGCTCACATCCAATTCCTTTTGTAATTGAAATTTCTAAAGGTTTCCGAATATACTTAATTGTAACTTTCGGAACTACAAATTCGTTATCGGTGTAAACATCGATATAATTTCCTTCTATTGTATATGTTGGCTCTTTGTACCAAGCTTTATTAAATGGATCATCCATCATATACAAAATATCATCATGTTGACCAAATGAAGCCAGTGAAGTCATTTGCTTAGACCCGTCAGACTTTCGGGTTGTTTTAGCAGCTACTTCAATTTCATTACTATACCTAGGCAAAGGCCAAGCTTGAGACATGTTTCCATTTGAAGGTACCCATGTTGTATTGACATAGTTTGGCCCGTACCAAACAGGGTCTCCGGTGTATGCTGCATAATCAATTAAATATAAATGATTACTATCACTTTGCAAAGGGTTTTGGCTAGTAATCCCATAAGTTGAAGCTTCAGCTGATGTAGCTGGTATAATTCCAAAATTATAGTTACTGCTATTGATTAATAAATCTGGGGTAATTTCTTGGCCTATAGGTAAATTAGTTATAGTTTCGTAACCCCCTACTGAGTTTTTTCTAGAAATAGAAGTTAACACGTACCCAGGTGCAGGTGGAGTTAAATCTATTTTTATTGCTTTTGTAACAGTTTCTTCTGGTACAACTGCAATAGCTCCTCCACATCCGTATTGAACAAAAGTTCTTACTGATATAAGAAACAGATAGTCTAGTGGAAGGGTGTACCTATCCACATAGACATCTGAATAATTTGAAGTATAAACTACTCCTTGGCTATCAGTAGAGTTTGAATGTTCTACTAACAACGTACGAAGATCGTCTATTCTTTTCTGAGACTGTTCGAAACCTTTACCAACACGGTTAGACGTAGGGCTAAATCTTTGCTTGATAAATCTCATCATAGCAAGGTTCAACTCATGGTCGATCTCCTGAGGTAATAAGTTGTCAACCTGGAAGGATGCAATTTTTTGCACCCCTTGGTTGACAGCTATATGCATTTCGTTAACAGTCATCGACTAGTTAGGTTTTGGTTAAGATACTTCTTTCAATCTTGCTTTCATTACATTAACTTGTCCAGAGTTTTTCTTGTTTTTGAAGTATGTGATTGTGTCTTTCATATCTTCTCCGATTGTTTCGTCCCCAAAAATAACTTGGTTACCAATTTTACGAAGAACAGAAGCTTCAACCATCTCTTCAATTTCTGCTTGGATTTCAAGGTTTGGATCTTTGCAGTATTTCAAGAAACGTTCTGGGTTAGAATTTTTGTAATCATACAAGTTATTTTCTAATTCCAGTTCTGCCATTCTGTTAGGATCTGTGTTTAATAACACTCGTGCTAACACTTTCATTTTGTCAATTTCACTAGATACTTTGATAAACTCTCTATCAGCATCTTTTCTTACTTGCACCTTTTCGTTACGTTTTAACAAATCTTTTTCTGGATCGTAAATGTAAAACCTTTTACCGGTTTGTTCTTTCATCTCCTCTTCGTTGATTGCAACTTGTCGGTGTTTTAAAGCCCATTTGTAGATAATGTATTGCATCCTTTCTTCAGGTTCTCCACTATCGTCTACAGTGATGTTTAGTTCAACCCCTTCAAATGGAACCTTAACACTAAGGCTAGCCCAAAAGTCTTTGGTTTTTTCTGGCCATTTCTCATGTCCAGGTGGTACATCAATAATTCCTTTTAAAAGAGTTTCCTCTTCTTTGTCAGTCAATCCTCTGAGTGGCTGACGGTCCACAAAAAGTGAACCTAATTTGATCTTTGCTCCTGCTCTGATCTCTTTTGGGAGGTGATTTAACACTTCCTTTCTTCTCAAAATAACTTTTCTCATTATGTAGTTCTTTTTGTTGTATCGTTAGGGGAAAGAATAACCTAACATGTTTTTATATAAGATAAAAAGGAGCAGGCAGAACCTGCCCCTTTTTTAGTGCAAACCAACACAAATTACGATGCTACACATTGTAGATCTAAGCTGGTATCGAAACGACGAAGTAAGATACCTGCAGTCTTCAACATGTGAACAGAAGCACCGTCAATATCACTTGCACGTGCATCAGTTCCAGTAAATCCTTTCGGAACAACTGAACCTGCAACACACCAACGAAGTAATTCACGACCTTTCTTGTTGATCATCTGAAGGTTGTTTTCACCATCATAAGTAGATTGGTCAACAAATACCATACGGTAAGACTCCATAGGAAGACCAGAAACTGGGTGCTTCTTAGAAGCTTGAGCAACTGGACCGTGATCAAACAAGTGAGATTTAACTACGTTCACAGAATAACCATCAACGTGGTCATAGCTAGTGAAGTAACCAGTGATTCCCAAATTACGACCTGATCCAGTGATGAATTTAGGTTGAGTAGTTTGTAAGAATGGGCTACCAGAGTAGTATGTACGAAGTGCTTTGTCAAATTCACGAGCTCCACCGATACCAGTGTAAAGGGTAACTTGCTTGTCTGTAGCATCAGTCATACCATAGAACAAATCTCCAATTGTTTCTTCAAGTTTAGTTTGAGTCAACGTAGAGTAAGTGTCTTTGTTGATAATTTGCTCAAGAAGACCAGGACCTGAAACAACTGGTTGACCATTCTCATCCAACATGGTAGAAGCACCATTTGCATCGTGAGTTTTAGCACCGTACCAGTAGTACATTTCACACTCTTCTTTGAACTTCAACATGTGACGGTACTCTTCGTAATCCATCCACAACTTAGTTTTGCTACCTTCTTTCAAAGGAAGTTCGAATTGTGCAACGTAATCTTTAGCATTTCCAGAGAAGTGATAAGACTTACGAATTGTTCCAATCTTAGAACGAACTAATCCTGGAGCAGTCCAGTTAGAAGCATTTCCACGAGAGAAATCGATTCCTACGTTAGCATACAATTGACCCCAAAGAGCACCAGCAGCAATATCTCCACCAGCTGATGCAGATAAAGCAGCAGTTTGGTCAGGAGAAACACACTTCAAAGTGTACTTCCATCCAGCACCATCTACAACAGGCTCATCCATGATACGTGCCAACACACCTGATTGAGAAACCAAAGTGTAAGGGAATACGAACCATTTGTCCGGGAAAGTCAAGGTGAACGGTGCACCTGCAGCTCCAGTACCAGTATTAGCAATAACTGGACGAACATTGATTTCGTGTGTTTTAACACGGTACTCATACTCAAAACGATCGATAGATTTAGTGTTTCCAACACCTTCTGTTAAGAAAGACAATGGGAACTTTTTCTCTTCACGACCTGCTAAGTGAGTAATAATAGGAGACAACTCCTCTGGACGTTCCATAAGTGCATTAACCAACGAGTTAGTGTCGGTCATTTGTGCATCGTTATAGTACGTTTTTAATACTTGCATTACTGACATGATTCTTAGTTTTTAAAGTTAATTTGCGTTTTATTCAAACAGCCTCTTCATGTCCAGACTATCTGGATCAAATTTCTTATTTCCTCCTCTTTCTACTTTACCCATGTTCTTCACACGTTCTTGGTGTCCTTGGATTCTATCTCTTAGACCTCTAGTACTAACTGATTTAGCTTTAGTATTAATGATATCTTCAAGTTTCAAACCCTTGTACATTAAGTAGTCCAAGGCTAATTTTACATCTATATTAGATTGAGCATAATCTATATCTCTCTTTGTTTGGCCATTTTTGTTAGCCGGTGCAGAGATGTAGTCAAAGAATTTTGCTTTTTCACGGTCTGGGATACGGATGCCTGCAAACTCGTTGCCTTCATCAATACGTCCAGCCACATCCTCCCAAAATTCTTGTTGACGTTGTGCTTCTAATTGTTGTTGTTGACGTTGTTGTTGAACCATCATTCCTCTTTCTCTTTCTTGAATAGCTCCTAATTGTTTTTTAGCATGTTGAGCTTTATCGTAAAGTTTTCCAGAGTCTTCAAATTCTTCAAGCATTTCTTTGATGAACTCATTATCGTGACCTTTGCTTTTGAAAAACTCAGCTACAATTCCTTTCTGTGTTCTTGTATCACTTGCATCAATTTCAATTCTGTTGAAATCTAATGTAGGATTGTAAGCATCAAAGAATTTTTCAGGATCCCCACCAGCCATTACAAAATCAAGATGCTTTTGTACTAATGGGAACTGCTCAAATAATTCTTGTAGTTGTTCTTCAGCAATGTTCTGAGCAATGTCTTTTGTAAATTCGATTAAGCCTTCTTCTGTGTCTGCATATTCAGCATCCAATTCATAGCCTAAAGCTTTTGCAATTGTATCTGCTACAGACCCAATAGAGTCGTCTCCATCTTCATTATCAAAATCACCTTCGTCATCGTTATCGTCATTTACTGACTTATACTTTTGTCCAGGTTCATCATCAGAGTCATTATCATCAGGAAGATTAGGATCTTCATCCTCGTCTTCCTCAGGATCGTCTTCTAAATTGTCAATGTTGTTATCAGAATCCTCTTTAGGATCTGAGGGTGTCAGTCCGTCTCCTATCATGTCGTCGAAAGAGATGTCTGAGAAGTTAAGTTTTTGTTCTGGTTTACTCATATAACAAAGGTATTGGTTTACTTTTAATCTTAAAGTATAAATTTATCTTTTATACTTTTACTTATTGTATAGCACTTGCTATAATTTTAACTTAGCAAATTTTGAAGAAACTTTTGACTTTAATCCTCCTCTTTTGAAGTAATAGTCAGCGTTTACACCATTAGTATTACCTGAGAATCTGTTAACTCCAGGGTTTTGCCAAGACTGTTCTGATCTTGGACCAGTTGTAGAGTTTGCATTAAGCATGTTTTTATTCATTCCTCCTTCTGCAAATTCACCAGAAATTTTTCTTGTAAACGGTGCTTCTGGCTTAGGGGCTCCTTTAATAAAGCCTTTTAAACTTCTCCTAGTTTTAGTTTCAACACTGTCATAGTCTCCCTCATCATACATGTCTTGTTTAATGACATAGTTCTGGTCTGTAGTTTTAGTTCTAGTGCTAAGTTCTTTGGTACGTTTTCCAGGATCTGCTTTTCCACCCATTTCAAATGCTGCTACATTCTTTTTCTCTGCTTCTCTTCTTTTTCTTAGTTTTTCCTCTTGCTCTTTTCCACCTGTTTGAATATCTTTATCCCTTTTAGGTTTATAGACAGGATCAAAATCAGAGGTTGGGCTTCCAGTAGGATTGGTAATGTGAATTATTTTTCCATCAGGAGTTTCCCATCTAATAAATCTTTGATTTTTATCGTGCACTCTAACTATTACTCCTTCATTTGCAGTCTGCATTTCAGTTTTATACTCACCTTCTACACGTGCTGGTTCAGCAATAAATTCATTCACTTCTGGTAGTATTTCTTCTCTGTTGTTACTTAGATCATGCAATCTGCTATATGCTGGGGAACCATCTGCTGTTTTTTCACCTGTCCAGCCCCAACCATTATTAAAATAATTATTTAAGTTTTCTGCTCTTTTTTTACTTCCTGCATCCCAAGCTGTGCCGTCAGGAAGAGTAAATATATATTTTCCATTAGCTACAGTGTAATGAGTAGTTTCAGGCTCTTTTTTTTTATTAGGGCCTCCATTCTTATATTTGTATCCACCATAACGAGATGCTTTGGGAAGACCGTAATCTTCTGTGTTTGTTTTGTTTTCTGCTACAGCATTGTGAGTAATTAGAAATCTTTTAACTGCGTCTCTTTTAGCTTGATTATATTGTTCAAGTTCGTCACCAGTAAGATCTTCAATATTTTTTCCATTTACAAATTTAGAAGATCCTGTAGGATAACCAATAGCTTGATAGAATCTTGTCATTTGGCCTTCTTCTGCACTTTCTTTATTAAAAAGCCCAGATTTACCTTTAGTTCTACCTGATTCTAAAATATCATACATTTCATCTTCAGTGTAGTTTTTTGTAGCATCTAAATTAAGGGCTTTTCTAGCAGTTTGTAGACTGGTGTAATATTCTTCTGGGTCTGCATAATAAGCTCCCATGCTTTTATCGACATCTTTGTATCCCATGCTATTTACTAAATCTGGAGTAATAGTGTTTCCAAGTATTTCCATACCTGCAGCATGAGTGTTATTAGGAATTTGTCCAGCTATGTTTGAACCAATATGGTTAAGTTCCTCATAAGCTACATAAGGCCTTGCTCCTTCTAGCCCTCTATAATACACAGAATTTGTATTTAAATAATCTTTTTCTCCAGCTTCATTTATTGTTTTCATGTACCCTTTTTCTAATTTAGGAGAAGAGTAAGGATTGTTTTTTAAAGCTTCGTCTGCAGCATCTTGGATATTACCTGTTTGAATATTATCAAAAAGAGCAGGTGTAGCAGCAGTTGCTAAACTAGGTGCTTTTCCACCAAGGTAGTTTGTTTTATCATAAGCTTCTTCTGTAAAATATTGAGCTGGTGCAGAGTTCCTAAACGTATTTAAAAATACATCTGATGTGTCTGTAAATTGTGGAAGTTGTTTTCTTTTTTCAAACCAATCATTTCCCCAAGATCTAGCTTCAGAGTCAGCTTTGTCAAAAACTTCTTTATTAGCTTTATAATATTCTGGAAAAAATTGATCTTTTGCTGGGCCTCCTGTAGTTGTAATTGGATTTTCAGGATCTATTAAATTTTCAAGACCAAAATTTACTGGCCCACCGACAGCAAACTTACGAGTAACGTTTGTTTTAAGACTTTTTGCTTTAGCTATTGATGTATTTTTTTGTAATTTCTTAGCCATGTTATTTTCTTTTTTTAAGAAGTTTTTTACCACCAGTAGCAAATTTAATAGCTCCTTGTTTTGCTTCGTTTTCTTTTCTTAATCTTAGTCTTTCCTGTGCACTGTCTTGCACAGATGAGGTATTTTTTTCAAGTCCCATTACAGCATCATGCATGTCACGATATATTTTCTGATCTGGGTCACGTGGATCATAATCTACTCTGCCTCCAACACGTGTATTAGGATCTTTATCGTCAAATATTTTTTGGTCTGCATCGTTATACCAATCTCTAGCTAATGATGGGCCAATTACTTTAGTAGTATAAGTTCCGTCTCCGTTATCTTTTTTATAGTGTATTACTCCTACACCAGGGTTACCACTTGGTTTTATAAAATACTCTCCTCTATCTACTGGTTGGTAAGGAGATTGTGTATTTTGTAATTGTAGCTGTAAATCTATTTTTGGAACAGGTAGTAATCCAGGCTCTTTCATTTTAGGTTGAGGCATTGGATTTTTTAAATCTTCAATACCTTGTTTAATACTTGCTTTATCTTTATAAGGAGTTCCACTACCTCCATATTTTTGAAGTCTTTTTAATTTTTCTGCATCTGAAAGATCTTTCCACGGAGTTACAGCAAGTTTATCGTATTTAGGAACTTCTGCAACATCCCCATTTTTGCCAGTACCTGCATATGTTACTATGCCTTGTGGTAAAATTCTATCGTCATATTTTGATCTAGGGGCTTTTAGATTTATATTACCTGTAGTTAATTCTCTCTGCTCAAATCTATGTTGACCAGGTTTATAATTTGTATAGTCGGAGTAGTTTGCCGATCTTGAACGAGAATTTCGATCGTTATACATGAATTCTCTTTCGTTAGCAAGAGCTTGAAACATTTCTGAAGGTCGGATATCCTTAGAAAGGTCTGCAGGCACAACTGTGTAACCGGCTTTTTTATAAAAATTGTGTGGTGCATCAGCACCTGCAGCCACATAACTAGAATCAGCTGCAGTAGCTATGTTTCCTTTTTTAAGTGGGTCACCTTCTAATCCACCTGTTTCAAATTTAAAACCTCCTTTTCTTTTTTCTTGCATTAAACCTAATCTTCCTGTTTGCTCATAAAATTTGCTATAAGCTCCAGGGTCAGCCATTGTTTTAAACCTTTCTCCGGTAAGTCTGTATCTATCTTCTGCACCACGTTGTCCAATATATTGACCAGCAACTATAGTTGGTATATCAACATCACCGTCTTCAAACCCTGCTGTCATTTTATATTCTGTAGCACCAGTTCCCATACCTAAGCTAGGCCTTTGTGGATCTGGAAGAATTTCACCAGTTTTAGGATTTTTTGGTTGATTATATTCTGGCAGGGTATATATGTTTTGTTCTTTAAGAGGTAATCCAAACGGCATTTCTGGTGGATCTTCTTTCCCCCCTAATGCATACTTTAATCCCCCAAATACATATTTTTTAGGGTTTACCATTGTAAGGTCAGGGTGTTCTACTGTTGCTCTATGAGCAATAGAACCACGTTGTTCCTTAGAAAATGGGAAGTGAGAACTAAACTTGTTGTATTGGTCGTCTGTAAACTTTTCTACAAATCCTCCAGTAGCCATTAGCACTTGCCCACCTGCAGATCCTTTTGCATTAGTTGACATTCCAACAGGTTGTTGTTGAGTTGAGTCTACTAAGTTAGGATTAGATGGTGGTGGTGGGCTTGGAAGGCTTTGACCTTGAAGTCCCGGAGGTGGCCCTGTAGGAGCTTGAGGCATTTCTTGTGGAAGAGGTTGTTGCCCAGGAGGCATCATTCCAGATTGCTGTGCAGCCATGTCAGACATTTGCTGACCTTGTTGTTGCTGCTGTTGTTGTTGGAATTCCCCAATTAAATCTTTACCTTGCTCGTAAGCAGTAAACACATCCAAGATACTTCCTGGAAATCCTGATTGACGAGCCTTAGATAAAAGCTCCCTACGAGTTTGGTTATCTAACATAATTTAAAAGTTTAAGACAAGAACTTAAGCTTGTATTTAGCAGAGTTCAATGTAGCTTTTACATTGTCTAATTCGTTATCAATTTCAGAAAAAGAGTTAACGTCTTGTATGTCTGAAATTTTACCGTGAAGCTCATCAATATACACAAGTGCCTCTTTAACACTTGACATTGCAGGTGCACATACGTATGAAGGCATATCTGCAGGATACTTTGGAATTTCTCCAGTTGCTCCTTGATAGCTTTCAGCAATTCCGTCTGCCAGGTCAGGAAGAGCATCATATAATTCGTTTAATGCTTTGTGTGCTGCATAACTTCCAGGACCTGTTACAGTTAAATGAAGGATGTGAAACTTAAGTGCTGCATCTAGCATCTCCACAACTAAGCCTGGAATGCTTGATTTCTTTTTTGAATCTTTTAGTTTGTCAAGGTATCCCATTATTGTGGAGTATTATTTATGGTTTGTGATTTAGCATCAATTGCTTTTTCTTTGATTGCTAGATCTTGTTGTTTAAGTTGAAAGTCTTGCATCATTTTTTGAAGATTAGTTGATGCATTTTGTTCTGCAGTTTCTGCTTGAATAAGAGCAACTTCAATTTCAACTTGACGGTCTTTTTCTTTATTAAGCTGCTCCATTTCCATGGCTTGCTGTCTAAGTTGCATATCTTGTTGTTTAGCTTCTTGCTCTGCTTGTTGCTGAGCTTGTTGTAATTGCTCTTGAGCTTTTTCAGCCTGCACAATTTTGTCTTTAATCTGACTTAAACTGTCTGATTCAAACATAGATATAGCTGCAGAAAGTGGAAGACCATTTTGAACTGCTGCCTGAGCTAGTCCTTCTATCTTTTGCTTTTTCTCAAGATCTTTACCTGCATCAGTTACAAAGATTCCGTATTCAGTTTCCATGTGAGTCATAGGATCTACGTCTACGTTAGCTAGAGTATTGTCAGGCATAACGTACATTGCTTTCTTTCCTTTGGCCCAAGCTTCTTTAGAGTAATCAAGTAATCCACGTAACTCTCTTTCTTCAAAATAGCTAAACTTACGGAAGATGTCTTCTGTAATGTGAGAAGACTGTACGATAGATTGTTGAGATGTAGACTTACCTTCGTAAGTTCCCATTTGTCCCTGACGTTGTCTTGTTACCCCACTTACTTTTTCCCACTCAACCATGATAGATTCTAAGAGGGTAAGGTATTGAGAGATTGTCTTGATAGACATGTCAAGTACTGATTGGTGCTGAGGAGATAATTGAATTCCTTCTTTGTTGTAGTCAACCCAAGCAATACCTGTACCTTCTACATAGTACATAAACTTGTCCATGTCCCAGTTCTTTGGGATCATGTTAATATCGAACTGAGCTATAATATCTTTTGATCTAGCTATAGCTAATTCGAGACGGTATTTATAAATGTTGTAATTTAGCTGGTATGGAATACCTAAAGTTACAAGAGATATGTTTTGGGAATTAATATCAGAATACTTTCTTCCGTTAATTGGAAGTTTGCAAATGGACGGATTGTCTAAGCTGTTTCTTTGGTTTAAGCATGGACGAATATTAAGATAGAATCTTCTATCGATACGAGTACCCTCCCAAACTTCGTTTACCCACTCCCACTCCATCTTTGCACCTAATTCTTTTAACTCTGGAGTTAACTTGTATCCTTCTGCCACGTCAAATGTTTCTTCACTCCCTGTTTCAGGATCCATGTAAGTAACAAAGCCTATTCTTTTACGAGATTTCCAATATACTTGCACTACTTCTGTAAGACGGTTACGGTAGATATTGTCATCTGCTCCTGATGCTTCTGAACGATACAAAAGGTATGCTTCTGCAGAAGTGTGAGTAGGATTTTCTAATTCTAAAATTTGATCATCTGATAAAAACTCTCCATATACATCTACTACTGTAGAGGCATGTGAAAATTTTCTGATAATTGACCAATCTCCATCTTCTACAAAGTCAATGTCTGGATCTTTATCGTAGTCAACATCCAATGGGTTAACTACATCGTAGAAAGGTTCGTTACGACGTACACCCTTGTGTGAGTAACATTCTCCTGTTACCAAGAAGTGGAACCATTGCTTTTGTAACTTGTCATATATTTCATTGAAATACATAATGTAGTTAAGGGCAGCTTGTCCACTGATTGCTCTTTGGTCTACGTAACTTCTGTTAAACTCTTCTTGAATTTGCTTTGGAAGTGGTGGCTCTTCTTGCCCTTCTGGCATTTCCATTTCACCTTGTCTAGCAAGTTCTTGAATAAAGTGTGATTTAACATTTTGAAGTAGAAGATTTTTAAGAGCTTCTTCTTTTAAACTTACAGAGTCTGCATTTTGAACTGTAACTGTGTATTCTAAAGGACGTTTAGATTTTTCTCCTAGCAATAAATCAATGATTGGCTTAATGATAGGGTAGTTTCTCATCTTAGACGGAAAGTTCTTTCGAGTTTTTCCGTACGGCTTAAGTACATAGTTGTAATCCTCTTCGTCGATTACTCCATTGTAATAATCGTACAGAGATTTAAGGTAGCTGCGACGTTCACTTATACCAAATTTGGATAAGTTGATGAATGCATCTACACAATCCTTTCTCCACTTGTCATCCTTCTGGGTGAGTGGAATTCGTTGTTTAGGTATATGGGCTTGTCCGTACATTAATACAAAATTAGGTTCGAAAAATCAGACAAGCTAAATTAATCTATTTTTTCCTTCGTTGTTATATTTATCCCACTTTATTCGTAGTTTTTATCAAACCAGTCATTTGTGGAGTTATCTCTGTCATCTAGCTTTAGCTCTTTGTTGTATAATTCCCTGGTGTGGTACATCCCAATCATAAGTGCCATGGCTCGGTCAAAGTTACCAGTTCTGTTAAACTTAATCAATTCTAGCAAGAGAGCTGGGTCATAAATTTTGTGCATATTGAGAGTCATCTCTCCATCCTCGTTGGTACCTCTACCGCTAACTAACCAATCTCTGATGTATAATTCACCTTGAGCTTTACGTTGCTCGGTCATGTGCATACCGTACTGTCGTTTTACCGTTTTGCTTCTAAGCTCTCTTTTATCCAGCATTTCGAACTCTTCTTGTAAGATATGCATTTTTCTGAACCTTTTAGCATAGGCAATAACTTCTCCTCGGTCATTTTCAAAACCAATTTTTGCATTGTAGTATTCAGCCAGCATAAATAAATTTCTATTGTATTCATCTTGTGACTGCGGTCTTCCGACATACGAAGCCACAATAATATCATCAGGTTTAGAAACATTGTTCGGAACTTTGATGACATAAGCAGCACCCAAAGATGTAGCCGATGCAGATTTTCCTTGAGCATATGGGTCATGGCATACTACGTATAAATTTTTTGGAATGTATTCTTCAACTTCAGTTCTGTATGGGGCTTCGTAGATTACCACTCCCCCAGTTAAGTTATCATCTTTCCTGTGTGGGAATTTGACAATAGGTTTAAGATTTGCATCAGGTCTAAACTTAACTTTACCTGCAGAATCGTATAGCATTTCCCCAATTACTCCGATCTTCTCTAAACCGTTTGCAATTACACGATTATATTGCTCTTTTAATGAAGCAGTGTCAAATGTATTTGCAGTAACTTGAAGTGTAGCCTCTTGTGGGGTAAATGGCATCTCTGCAATGTACTGGTCAAAAGCTTTTGGGTCGTTACCTTTCTTTTTCTTTTCTCTTTGAGCTTCTTCATAGGCCATTGCCTCATCAATCAAACTGTTTCCATCTTTATCGATGAATCCATCTAAGTTTTTGTAGATTGGGACAAAATATCCACACTGAGTACCCATGGCCCCAGCATCCCAGTCGTTATCAAATGAAAGACAGTCATAAGCTTCGGGGTGATAGAACAATTCTTCCATACCTTCAAAGCCTGGCCCCTCTTCTCCACCTGTTCCAAAGGCAACCATTGTACCAAGTGTTTTAGATCCTTGTCTCATTGTAGGCATGGCTATCTCCCAAGCTTTTAAAAGTCCTGAGAATGAACCTGCTTCTTCAAAAAAGATTAGTTCACCTGCTTTACCACGGATTTTGTCTGGATCATCCTTTAAGCTGACTCCAATTATTTGTGATTTAAATCCAAGAGTTACATCGGCCCCGTTTACATTCTTCTTGTACCCAGATTGCTTGTGCATCTCTCGGTCAATCAAACGTGGTTGGGTCCAAGCTGTGTTATCGTCTACAAATGATACAATGTCCCAAGCTTTTGAGAGCATTCCATCCCCAGTTAAATACTGTTTGTCAGAAGCGAATACAAAATTCTTAGAATTACGAATATGGAAGTAATTACGGCAGAGCATAGCTGCAGCTTTGTAGGAGAATCCTTTTCGACGGGCTTTAAGGACGACAAGATGCTTGTTGTCTCTACGTGCTTTGTCGACTGAGCTGAAGTATTCGTGGTCCCCGTCATAAAATGCTGGAAAGCTTCGGTCACGTCGTGATATAATCTCACCATCAGGTTGTTCTTCATCTATAATTCTATCTATTGGGCAATAATTTAAGTAAAAGTAGTGGAATCCAGAAATCTTTACCCCATTAACCTCGTACCCGTGCATGCACCTGAACTGCTCGGTATCCCAGTACTCATAGTATTGCTTTGTTCCAGGTAAAGCAGCAGTATAAAAGTCATGCTCAATGTAATGGGCAGCGGCCGGGGCAAATAAATGGGTGTCTTTAAGCTTACTCACTGTACTTGTTTGTTTTTACCCCTGCTCTGTTAGGGTTATCTTTAGCTTGTTGTTTTTGAACTAGTTCTTCTAGCCTGTCTAAGCCTTCTACAACCTCCCCAACCTTAGATAAATTAGCAACTAAGTCTTTTGCTTGGTAAAGAAGCTTACCATGTGCATCCATAGCAGTTAAGTCAATGTTTTGAAAGTATTTCTCAAGCTTGTTTACGGAAGATCTAGCTGCTTTTAATAGTTTTATCCCGTGGGTTTCTGATAACTCTTGGTATTTTTTTACGGCCCCTGCTAATTTTGGGTTGACTTTTACTTTTAAGTCTTCTTCTAGTTTTGCTTGACGTTCTTCGTCGTCATATGCAGAGTAACTTGATCTGTGGTCAGCATAAAAGAAGACAAAGCTTAGCTCTTTGATAGATAGTTTCTCAAATTCCGAGATTGTCATAGCATACACTGATGGTATGACTAAGTTATTATTTACCGTTAGCAAGTCTTTCATTTTTCTTTCTTGTTAGCTCATTTAGGTAAGCAATTCGTGTCTTTTTTGCATGAAATTTTCCAAAATATGGAAGCCTTACAGATTGAAAGTTGCCATCTTTCATGATTTTGGCTGTATACTTAAACTGATGGTAGATAATCTCCTCTATCTTGGCAAGTGGTAAGTTAAACTTGTTTGCAAGTTTTTGGATAATTATTTTCTCCTTCATTTAGTCAAGTTTATTTTCTTCCCATTTTTTCCAACTACATATCTATCCCATCTTTGAGGATTATCTGGACAAGTGCTTGAAGCCCATTTAGCTTTTGTTTCTACAAAGCAGCCACATAAGCCACATTGTTTATTATCTACTAAATTTGGGCAAGAGTTACAAGCTTCTAATCTTTTTTCATACTTTTGACTTGTAACATGCTCGGCACCTGTGGCTACGTGTGTAGCAACTGCAGACATTAAGTTTTTTGCCATTTGAAATTTACTCGGTAGTTTGCTCATCTTCAAAAATTATTTCAAGTAATTCTACTTTCCCTTTTCCGTTTTGTACAACCCCTAATCTTATAGAATCCATGTAGAAGTACGTAACTACTTTGCTACTGGTTACTATTGTTGGGATCATACAGGCAGTATGTTGATTTGTACCTGCTCTTTTTTAAGTAATGGGGAAAGTTCATACCCATTTTTAGTTTGTACAATAGCTCCTTTGTCCTTCAATCTTTTAACATAATTGTTTAAAGTATTGTGGTCTTTAATTTCCATAAGCTCTGCTATCTTTTTCTTGTTAGCAGGAGAACATAGGTTAACAGTCTCACTGTTGTCAATGAAGCTAGCTAGAATTCTAAGCTCTGTGTCTGTTAATTCTAGAATTCCATTAAACACTTGTAAGAATTTTAACGTAGTGTCTGTTTTAATATTAAACTTCCTCATCGTCTTCTTTAAGTTTGATTAGTTGGATTTTTGCACGACCATCTACGATGTGCACTTTGCAAGTTTTAGAGTAACTATTAAACTCCTCAAGATGTTCGTCAATATTTTCTCGTGTAACCAAGAAAGTAAGAAATACTTCAATCTCTTTAGTAGCTTGAAGTATATCTTTCTTTAATGATTGGAGATTTGGGGAAGCATCTCTAAGAGCATGATAGTCCTCTAGTGATAGAGTGACTGTTCCGTTCATTACATTACCCCTAATACAGCCATTGACTCGTTAATCATAACATAGTCATTGCCATTAATTTCAATGATTACTCCGTCACTTGCTGGGTGGATGTATACAACATCTCCAGGCTTGCATTTGCAATCTGGTCCTGCAGCTAGTACAGGAAGTACGTTAGAACGAAGTGCAGATGCTGATTTTTCTGACAGGATGATACCTGCATCAGTTACTTTTTTGTCCGGCTTTGGGACTACCAACCAATCACGGGTTGGTTTAAAATTAAAATTTTCCATTTGTTATTAGTTTGCTTGATGCAAATATAACAAGGAATCTTATATAACCAAATCTTTTACTTAAAAACTGCAACTATAGTAGTGGCAATGAATAGAGAAGTAGTGAATACAAATACTCCTGTTGAAATCTTATAAGTACGTAATTTCTCTTTGGTATTATCAAGGTTAAGATTTAAGTTGTCGACATCTAGCTGTAGTGTCCCAATCTTCTCAAGGTTTATTTTATTTGAATCTACCGATTTAACATATGAGTTAGTTAATGTCTTGATTGCTAAGTCTTTATCGGCTAATCTTATTTCATAAGAATTAATGTTTTGATTTAGTAGGAATTCACTTTTCTTACAAGCATCTAGGTTTACTAATGCCTTAAGCAGTAGCTCCTCTTGCTTAGTTGTAAAGAATACTCCAGCTTGGCTGTTGTAATTAATCCTTTGGGGAGTAAGTTGCCCATAGCTGATCACGTTCATTGTTATCAGCACTAGAAATACGACCAATGACTTCATCTCTGTCTTTTTTTATGTTAATGATTAGGTGTGCATTTGCAAGTATC